ATGTGTGGACGCTTCACTCAGTACGAACCACGATCTCATTACATTGAAGTTATCTCTCCTGATAAAGAATTCGCCAGTGGCATTGATGACATACCGCTCGACCGTTACAACGTAGCACCCGGTACCCGCGTCCTTTTGCTCAATCAGCGCGAGGATAAAATATTTCTCGATCCTGTTAACTGGGGATATCAACCTGGCTGGGCGAAGGAATCAAAGCGGCCACCGATGATCAATGCGCGTGTTGAAACTGTGGCTACGAGCAGGATGTTTAGACCGTTGTTCGAGCATGGACGTGCATTAGTGATGGCCGATGGTTGGTATGAGTGGAAGAAGGATCCTTCTGACACGAAAATAAAACAGCCTTATTTTATTTATCACAAATCTCACACTCCCTTGTTCTTTGCAGCTATTAGCCGGTTCCATCCTGAAGCTGAAGATGCGCCTGATGATGACGGATTTGTGATTATCACAGCCGCCAGCGATGAGGGCTTGTTAGATATTCATGACCGCCGGCCGCTGGTACTTGATCGCGATCAGGCGCTTGAATGGCTCGACGGCGATACCCTGCCAGAACGCGCGCTAGAAATTGCAGAAAAGGAGTCGATTCCGCCTTCTGCATTCGACTGGCATCCAGTTACGAAGAAGGTAGGTAGCATCAGGAATAACGGTCCGGAACTCATTGAGCCTATAAATGACCCGCTTGTTTAAACTCTAACGCGCATCAGGTCACTAAAACGCGTCGTGTAAGCGGGAGACAGCATCTGGCGTTTCATTTCCCATGTTTTTTGTATGCCCTGACCTGCAAACCACACCCGTCCTTTTCCGCTGTGATTGATCCCATCGAGAACAGCCATGAGTTGCTCACTGTTAGAACGTGGTTTGTACTCATCAAAAAGGCCAAGCTGGGCAACTCCCTGACTGTAGAAATCCCCCAGCATCACACCGCATTTCTGAAACCTGTGGCCATCCTGCCAGATTGCATCAAGGCATTTGGTTGCGGCAGCCACTATATCCCGGCTGTCTTGGGTGGGTATCTGCAGCTTAGTGCCAGCTGTCTTACCAAAGTAGACCTCATTCACAGCAAAAGGACTCGTTTTAACGAACGCTGATATATGGCGACAATATTGACGCTCACCGCGCAGCTTCTCTGCTGCCCTCACTGCATGACTGCATATTGCTTCACGCATCAGCTCATATTCTGTCACGCGATCACCAAATGAACGGGAACAGACGATCTGCTGTTTAGTGGGAGCAAACTCTTCAAGTTCTAAACAGGGTTCACCGCGCAACTCACGCACAGTACGCTCAAGCACGATATTGAAATGCTTACGTATGAGCGGCGTCGGCGCATCGGCCAGTTGCAGGGCTGTCTTTATGCCCATGTCATTAAGCTTTTTCGATATACGCCTGCCCACACCCCACACATCCCCAACTTCGACTAAGGCCATAAGCTTACGTTGTCTTGCAAGTAGAGAAAGGTCAACAACACCTCCTGTCTTCGTCCATTTCTTTGCAGCATGGTTAGCCAACTTAGCAAGAGTCTTAGTCGGCGCAATGCCTACGCCAACCGTGAGCCCAGTCCATTGCAGAACTTTCGCCCTCACTTCGCGCCCGAACTCTTCCAGATTTTGACAATTACTGACGCCCTGTAAATTCATGAAGGCTTCGTCAATAGAATAGACCTCGACCGCCGGAGACATTTCCTCAAGCACAGTCATGACACGTGAGCTCATGTCTGCATAAAGCGCATAGTTGCTGCTGAATGTGACAATATTGTGCTTGTCGAAAAGGTCACGCATTTTGAAAAATGGATCACCCATCTTGATGCCAAGCTTTTTAGCCTCAGCACTTCTGGCAATGACACAGCCGTCGTTGTTGCTGAGAACCACCACAGGTCGCCCCTTTAAGTCCGGCCTGAACACAGTTTCGCAACTGGCATAGAAGCTGTTCACATCAGCCAGGGCAAACATTATTGAAATCCGTTAATGCTGAAGGTGACGACGCCGAAGACTTCCAACTCATCACCGCCGTCATGTAAGACAATTGGGGGGAAATCGGGATTCATAGGCACGAGCTGAAAGACTGGGTGCGTACAAAGCCGTTTGACTGTGTATTCTCCTCCCAATGAAGCGATGATTATGTCACCGTGTTTTGCCTGCAGGCTGCGGTCAACAACAAGCAATGATCCCTCATAGATGCCCGCATCCATCATGCTCATGCCTGTTGCCATTACAAAGTAAGTCGCTGCGGGGTGATTCACACAAAGTTCATTTAAATCAATACCTTTCTCAATATAGTCTTGTGCTGGAGAAGGAAATCCTGCCTGTACTTTATCTTGAAAGAAAGGGATCAGGAGCTTTATTGGCTCAGGAATTGGGTAAAAGATATTCATAATTCGCGCCCATAAATACTGTTCATGCATACAGTATAATCATGGGCATTACGTGCTGAAAAGCCCGATCATCAACATTTCTGTTATGCCGCTGATCGGCAAGGGAAGAATTTATGTGGAGGGTTCTTCATAATCTTCGGAGCTGGGCACGGTAATGATAGGCGGCGCTTCTTTCCATGGGTCCTCATTTTCAATCGCGGTATTTTTAATAACTTTGGATTGATCTTTGATGCTTGCGATCAGCGCTCTTGCATCATCCGGCTTGTCCAGTGCCAACTCCACCAGTTCGAATAGAGTCTTGATAGCCTCCGTGTGATACGCCGCTGCAGCGCCTGCTGTGTTCAGGTATTTGAAGTTGGGGATAACGGTACCGTCGCTAAACTTCCTGTCCCCGTTGTAGGTAATCGCCTCTTTACATGCCCGTTCCACGTCCTGCGCAATCAGCCCGACTTCTCTTCCCCCGTCTTTTTTACCGTAGATAGAACCGTTAAAAGTTAGAACGGATGCTAATGCGTTTTTTACTTTTTCAATGTCGAACTTGTGACGGATATCAGATCCAGATGTCCAGGTGCCGGACGCTGTCGCATTGCCGCCTCGGAGAAACTCCCATCCGCCGCCTCCAGACAACGCGACGAAATAAGACTGAATTGTAGTATCTCCAGCTCGCCGTATACCTGTCTGAGCAAGTTCGTTATACCAGCGGTAAACTGTCCAACCTATAGGATTCCCCACGCCACCGCCTGATGTGACGTTATTTATTTCTACTCGGTTGTTCTCTCCTGCCGCTACGGCTAAACCTGCAGCAGCACCAGCGGTTAGTGAACCTGAAACGGCTCCGCCTGCTGTAGAAAATGCGCCTAATGCTGCCCTTGCGGCGGCGGCGGTTGCAGCACCTGTTCCACCGTTTACAATCGGCAAGGTGCCATTAACGCCAGAACCAAGAGGCACTTGTATTTTGCCGTACTGAGGAACCCATTCAGACCAGTTAGGGGATGCAGGGGTGAATGCACCCGTCAAACCACGGGTATATGTCTCTCCTTGAAAGGAGATGTACATTTGCTGGCAGCCATAGGCTGATTTAGTCACATAGAGCGTCCCGGCTTTTGCAATCGGGTATCCGTTGGCAACGATCGCATTGGCGTTTGCTGTCTGGTAGTAAATATTGAAATCAGTCACATTCCCCAGACTGTTTGGCGTCACTGTGGCATTCAGAAGGCCACCGTCGGTATAAGCTTTCGCCATGTCAGACGTCAGTTTTGCAAAACTACTGATGTTTACGACCGTTCCATCAGGAGCCGTTACACTGACAGCGCCAGTTCCGGTCATGATTTGCTGCCAGCCGTCCATCTGTGACTGGTAGTAACCCAGCTGCGCGGCCAAGCGTTTGGAAAAGTCAGGTATCGAATCCGTATAAAAGCTCATCACCGCGTAAGCAGAGCCAGCGGCCACGGTTCCGGCAGAGGTCGTGAGGGTAAGGTGATTAGCATCCTCCACGCTGGCAATCTCATAGATTTTAACGGTGCCCGATGCCGGAAGCAGAAAGGCTTGCCCCGGTCCGATGCCGAACTTAGCATCTAAAAAGTTAGTGCCAGTGCCGGTGACTTTTGTTGCCGCTACGGCGACTGTGCCTGTTTTATACCAAGCCATGTTGACGTTACTCCAGATAATAAAAAACCCGCCGAAGCGGGTCTGTTTAGGTTGGGTAATTTATTTTTCACACGTCGTCGATGTGAAGTTTGATCTGCTAACCCAGCGCCAGCCAAAAGGGTCACCAGCTTTATACTGGGTTTGGCTGGCGACCTTGCGTACGCCATAAATCTGTACGGTAGTTTCCTGCCCTGCGATCAATGCCGTTCCAGAACAGACGGGCGCCTGCTTCTCAAGAATGCCTGAGCACCCGGAAACCAAAACCGCCAGACCAATTACCATCATAATTTTTGTCATTTTTCTGTCCCACGAATATCGATGACAGAACGATAACAACGATATTTATGAGGGTATAATTGGTTTAATAGATCAATTACTTGAAATTGATCGTTCAAAACGATCGTTGAATCCAATTCATTGATTAGTAAGCAGATACATCAAGTGCGTACACCACGTCGTTTGAGTTTGCATAGCCAACATTCTCGAGCTGATCACCTCCCGGACTGTCTGTCTGGGTAGAGGATATTCGAGTAGTTGACCCGTTGAAGTATGCATAGGTCTGAATGGGTGACTGGAAAGGGCGCGTTGCGCCCCCAGAATGAATAACGCCGACCATTAAGCCAGTCATCTGTGGCATTACCGCGTAATTTCCGCTGAGTGTGGTATCGATGTTGTACCCCAGGTTGGCCGGATTACCCGGCGTTCCAACAGCAATGGGTGGATTCATCACCTTGGTTTCATTGGTCAGTATGCACTGTCCCTGAGCGTCGTTTATCGCTATCCCCCACGCCGGTTTCGGCTGGGGAATGACGATGCCAAAAATATAAACAGTGACATTACCTACGCTGCCGCCGGCAAGTCTGCCTACCGTAAGCGTATATACACCACTATTATTACTGAGCCTGCCGTAAACACCGGTTACATCGGATTTGAAGGCGACAACAAAGGGGCTCGAGACAGAGACGGCTAAGTTAATCACCCCGCCGCTTCCGCCAAAGTTGTAAACATTCTTTGAGACCAGACTCATCGGCGTCGTTTCTGGCGTTGAGAATGGAATACCATACTCATCGACCAATATTGCCCCGTAATTTGCCATGTCATTGCTTCACTAAGTAAACGATCAGCCAACCTTCAGCTGCCGTGAATGTACCGGTTGAATAATCAGAACCGGCATTTGAGAGGGATACGCCGGTCGTGGAGGTGGTGATTCTTCGCCGGGCCGATGAAAGCTCAGCCCCCATGACCGGCGACTGCATCACGGACACCTTATAACCAGAAGGTACGACATATGACCATGCCCCCGACACCTGGTCTTTTGATAGATAGATTGAGCCCAGTATCAGGATCCTCACCAGCCCCGTGTTATTGGGGGTCCTCGAAGCACTCCATGTTTGAATACCAAAATTCGCCAATCAGAATACCCCCGTCAGTTCCCCGATCTGCACACGCAGGACTCCGTTACCATCTGCAACGCTGATCGTTGTGTTGGTGGTTTTCATCTTGCCACCGCTGCCGGCACCGAAGTTCACAAAGGTACCGGCTTTATCCAGCCGCCAGCCGGAAACATTAGCCACGTAGTTAGTTGACTGAATGAAGTTGCCGATCTTGGCGTTATCAATGGTGCCTTCACCTATAAATGCTTCATTCATGAAAGTCTGCCCATTGCGAATGGCAAAGAACGCTTTTGGTGTACCGTTAACATCAGACATGACTGTGAAATTGCTCGCCAAAAATGCCACGTTCGTTTGCATGCCTTCCGGAGTATTTTCAATGCCAATACCCATGCCCGCTGCATAATAGGTACCATTGCTGGTCACGCCCAACTTTATGCTGTACTGAGCAGACACATTCCCAGCTAAATCAGCCATTGCGCTGGCGGTTGTCTGCACGACGGCATTTGTTTCACTGAATTGAGCTTCTACGGTCTGCTGATACTCAGCAAAGGCTCTGCCCGCATCAGCCTGCGCTGTTTCGGTGGCTGTCACGCGAGCCCGAATAATCCCTGTAGCTGCACGCTGCCCGGTGGCATCTTTGTCATTGGAAAGCGAATTCTCAATAGCCGCTAATGCGGAGCTATCGAAGGAGGCTTCAGTAACGCTGGCAAGGCTTGCGATGGCCTGTTCCGTTGTCGTCTGCGCCGTTTGCAATGAGCCTATCGATGCCGTATTTCCGTCGGTCGTTGTCTTGACGCTGTCAATCCGTGTGCCCAGAGCTGTATCTGCAGTAGAGCGCGCTGTCGCCTCAGACGTTATTGCTGTGGTGTTATTTCCGACCGTCGTTGTCAGGCTATCGATACGATCACCCAGCGCGGTGTCAGCTGTAGCGCGGGCCGTCGCTTCGCTTGTGATAGACGTCGTATTATTTCCAACGGTTGTCGTTAGATTATCAATACGCGTACCCAGCGCCATATCTGCCGTAGCGCGGGCAGTCGTCTCCGTGGTGATTGCAGTTTTATTGTCCCCCACCTGAGCATTAGTCAGATCAATACGCTTGCCCAGCGCCGTATCAGCGGTGGCGCGTGCGGTAGTTTCTGTGGCAATCGCCGTCTTATTACCGTTCGCAGTAGCGGTTACCGCTGAGATCTGCTGAGCCTGATTAACATCATTTTGCTGAAGGATGGTGACCTGTGTGACAACCTGAGCGATTGAAGATGTGCTGCCGCCAGTTATGGCGTCTACCTTTCCTTGCAGGTCGGTATTCACCTGGTTGATATGGTCGTTGGCGTCAGCAATAGACTGCTCAGCGGCTGCAACAGAGTCATTAAGTTCAGAAACGGTTCCTTCTACTGAGTCCACCCTTGATGTGAGCTGTTTACCGGCTTCAGTCGATAAAAATTCATCGCTAATGTAATCGAGAATATCGCTGGCATCAGAACTGGATACGCCACGAATGCTCCCCGTCCATCCCCCTTGATTACCAATTTTGTCGACCAACCTGGCACGGAACCAGAACTCGCGGCCTGCAGCCAGCCCCGGCATGGTGTATGTACTCAGCGGATAAGGTGCATCCGTCAACAGCTGCGGCGCTGCAAAATCCGAGGTCAGGCTGTATTGAATTTCAGTCTGCTGCGTATCCTCGGCTCCGGCAGGGAATCCCCAGTTCAATGTGATCCCAAATACGATTGCCGTGGCGGCGAAACCTACCGGTACCGGCGGCATACCGATCTTGCCAGATAGAGAGGTCAATACTGAATAACCCCACGAAGAGGAAATTTCTGCAGCATTAATGGCGCGGACCCGCACCAGGTATTTTCCTGAGTAAATACCTGAAACATCGAATGAGTTAGTGGAAGATCGGGCAACAGATACCCAGTTTCCATCATCTTTCCGCCATTGGGCATCGTAAGCAATCGCGCCGTCAGCTTTATCCCATGTGGCATGCAGCGTGGCCACAGAGAGCCCCTGAATCACGGTCGACGTATTGCTGACGGTGATGTTTGCCGGTATAGCCTGCGTTCCGGCAGGCACAACGCTTATCGGACGGTCGTCAATCACAGCACCGGTGTCGATACGGGCGTATTTATCAGGATCGTGGTAAGCGGCAGTGATGGTAAATGTGTTGTCGTTATTGTCTTTTCGACCGACAACGCGATATTGCTGAACGTAAAGAGATTCAGATTCAACTACCCAAACGGATTCTACCCGCGGCACTTCCCCGAAAGCCGTCGTCACTGTGAGCACCTTACCGCTGACCGACTGGATTGTCCGGCTCTGCGATGCACCAGACGGCAGGTTTAACAGGAGGCGGTCACCTGCAACAGCATCCGGCACGCGATCAAGCGTTATTGCTCTGCCATTTACCGAACTGATACGTCCGCCAGTCACTTTGCCGGAAAGCAGCTCGTCAGCAATACCGATAATGTAGCCAGGCAAAGGGATCATGCCGTCCAGCCCAACATCAAAAGACACCAGTCGGTCTTTGTTGTTGGTGAGGATCCCCCAACGGCCTTTCCGGTTTGCTTCCGACTGGCGCGTGCACCCAATAGCAGTAAGCTCGAGCTGATTGAAGCCGTAGCGTGTCACTAAATCCTGCTCGAAAACAGGCTCCATCGCGTCACTGTAAGCATTATCAGGGTCAGACCATGAAACCAAAGCGGTCGTATAACGTGCCTTTGTGGTGCTGCTGGAGTACGTGAACAAACCATCAATGACGTTGGCTCGGGTGTAGTTGTAATCGATGTCCCGTGGCATGTCCGCTAGCGCAACCAACTGATTATTGCCCCAGTAGGTCATGCCGCGGAAGATGGCCGCAAAGTCACGAAGTACATTGAACGCGCTGTTCCTGTCTTGCACGTACACATTGCAGATATAACGAGGCTCGGTTCCACTCCCCCCGCGACCGTCCGGCACCATTTGATCGCAGTATTGCGAGACGCGGTAAAGCTCCCACTTATCAATATTGTCAGCAGTGAGCCGCTGGCCGAGACCAAAGCGGTTATTAACGACAATGTCGTAAAAGATCCACGTTGGGTTATCAGTCCAGGCCCATTTAAACGTACCATCCCAGGTACCTGAATATGACCGGGTCACAGGGTCGTAAGTTGTCGGGACGCGAACCACGCGCCCTTTCGGCTCGCATGAAATCTGAGGGATAGATCCGTTGAACTGGCTGGAGTCGAATTCGATGTAGAGCAGTGCGGTATTCGGGTACCGAAGTTTGGCATCAATGACTTCGGTATAGCTCTCGATTGTCATCTTATCGCCGATCAGCGAGCTGGTTGAATCAGCTGTCAGGCGTCGCACGCGCAGCGTCCACGTTGATGCTGACTGTGGCAGATCAATACGGCGGCTGCGCTCGTAGCCGGTAGTGGTTTTACCACTGACGGACTCGGTCAAAATATTCCGCCAGGTACCACCATCCGTCTGCAGGTCGATCGCGTACTGAACCGTAAAACCGTTAATGTCCCCTGAATTCGATTGCTGGTACAAAGACGGCCATTTCAAACGCACGCGGGCGGCAGAGAGCTGCGAGTTACTGAAGGTATGAGTCCACGGCTTAACCGTCGTTATTTCGGTACTGACGCTGATCTCGTTTTCGGTACCGGGAACGCCCTGAATATAAGTCTGATCCTGAGTGCCTGAACGAAACTCCCACGCAACGCCGCTGAAGTTGCTGCTGCCGTCGGCGTTGGTGATCGCCGTACCGTCGAGAAAAATGCTGGTACCATCAAGCTCGCCACTGAGTTCTCCCTCGGCCAGCGCCAGAAGAACCTTTGCTTTAGCAACTGACTGCAGATCATCTGGTGCTTCAGTGGGTGTTCTTGGGGAAGAGCTGCCGCCTTTGCGGCCTTTGATTGCGGTAGCTGTTGCCATATTGCGCCCATAAAAAAAGCCGCACTTAGGCGGCTGGATTGGAATGACTGATCGAATATCAGGATGTTGCTAATTTGCTGATGAGGATATGTTAGATGTGAGATATCACATGCTCAGGGCATGCCAAACATACTTTAAAGATAATACTCAGCGAGGATAATATGCCGCTTGTTAATAGGAAGATTCATCTCAACTGTAAATTCGAAGACCTAAAAGATGCAGAAAAAGAAGTGGTTCAGCTAAAGATGGTTATTGGCTTACTTATTGCCAAAATGCCATTAGACCAACGAGAGAATATTATTCTTGAGTTAAATGGCTTTGGACTTGGAGATTTTGCTAAGCAATTCACTCAGTTCGTCATTGAGTAAATAACGAGAAAAACCTTACTGCTGATCCTCAGCATAGATACCAGCAGAGATAATAGCCCCGCCGATGCGCCGCTTGCCGTAAAGCAGCGGTACCGGATTACCTTGAGCGGTGGTATTGGTCACGCCGCCGAACGCGTAGGAGGCTTTGTTATCGGCATCCTGTTTACTCGCCAGGCCTCCAGCCTGCGGGGATAGCATTTGGATGACGCCGCCGAGAGCCATGGCCGAGCCTACTTTAACCATTCCTGCGCCAATAACCCCACCAACCCCTGTCCAAGATGTCATTACCCCCACAATCGCACCAATCGCGACTAAAGCCACCCCTAAGACAGTTTGAAACATTCCCGCTTGCTTGCTTCCTATAATCACTGGGGCAATCCTTATATCAGTAGAACTATTATCCATTTCAAGCTCAGGTAACATGAGATTTCTTTTCCCACTGAAAACTGAATAAGTCAGGCCCCGTCGCTGACTCGTATTAAGGAACTGTTCAAACCCAGGCAACACTACACATAACGCTTTTACTGCTTCTTTGGGTGTTTTAACTGCCATTCTGTGCACTCTTCCAAAAGTAGCGCCAAGGACACCATAAAGCCGTATTGTGCGAATTTCTTGATTAAGATTTTGCATGTTGCATCTATAAAAAAGGCTGCCTATAGGCAGCCTGATTGGACATAAGGAATATTATTTGATTTGCCACATTCGATATTGGCCGACTGCGCCAATTTCTGTTTCATATTCTTTGTATTTACCATCAGCAGTGACAGCTAGTGATTTAGACCACTCCGTTAAGGCACAAGAGAATCTAACCTTCATTGAATGCACACCTGGAGTTAAATAAAGATCTGCATACTGATTTTGTTGCAGCCCAGCAGCTTCTTTTTCATCAATGAATACGAGAAGAGGACATCCATCACCAAGCGCAGATCCAGACAATTGTTTGGCACGATGGATCCGTATTTTTGTTTTATCAGATGATTGCTCGCTAAACCCTTCATCCACGTTTTTAGTTGGCTCGTATGGTTTTGCCGCACACCCCGCCAGCCCGAGCGCCAGCACTGCTATGAGTAGTTCTTTCATCATTATCCCTCTATGTTCAGGCAGTAATGATAGCTGAAAGTTTTAATTTTAAACCGCAAAATCAGTGACATCTGCTAACATTACGCAGTTGTATGAATAAGGTTGATAAGTATCAATTTGAAGAAGTACTCTTACTGCGTGAAAGTAAAGGATTGTTATGAAGAAGAAATTTATCGTTATGGTGTTACCGGCATTGTGGTTAATGAATATTTCCACTGCGGCCAGCGCATCAAAGTCAGTGTGTAGCAACATCACTCTCGATCAGGCTATAAACGCGGTAAAAGATGACTATTATCATAAACGCATTGAGCGTTGGACAAACGACCTTACTCTGTTAGGCACATCTAAACCACAGCTCAATTTTGATAAGAGCAAAGTGCAAATTACCGATGTTTTTCTCCTTCCATTCACCGCGAAGGGAGAGAAATCTTCTAAACAATATTTCGCAACTTACCAATGCAAAAACGGTGAAATTGAATATTCTTCAAAATAAGATAAGCCACCTTACGGTGGCTATTTTTCATCGAAAACCTGTACCTTTGACCGCAACCTGCCCAGGCATAGAAATTTGGTAGGGTTTACCTTTAGTGTAATTAAGCACTTTTGTTGAAAACTCCCCCATAGGCCCTCGAAAAGTACTAGGGTTTGCATCGTAAATATCATTATAACCGCGGACTACACCATCATAAGTCCATGCACCACTGGACTGAATAGTCAGTTTCCCCTCAGTTTTTAAAGTAACATTCCCCAGATATGACGCCGGAATAATGCCATCTAACATGGTATTTCGATTGAAGTTTTCTGCAATCTGGAAAGTACCTACGCGACCACTGTTTACTATATTCATCACCGGATCGATCTGATTAGGTTGGATACGAAGACCGATGTTTTCAAGTTTTACAAAGCGTTCTTTACCATCACCCCACATATAATGTGCCCATGCAGCAATGGAAGACATTGCAGTACCGCTTAACTCATTTACGCTCTGGGTATTATAGTTAAAGTTACCTGCGCCAGGGCCTAAATGAACAGCATCATAATTGCTCATTTTTGGTTGTTTGACTAAACGGCTATCGGCATAACAGAACGTCGCAACGTTTGAAGCAACTACTTGCATCGTTTTTGGGTCGTTCAAATTATGGGTATCCATATAATTAGATATCCATCTGGCACAACCCTCTGCCACTTTAGATGTCTGATAATATGGAAGTGTTACTTGAAGAAATAACTGTCCAGAATTTGGCCCTTGTGCTGCGTATCCAAAAGATGAATAGCCATTGCCGAGGAAAGTACTTGGAGTGGGCGGAGCCACAATGGTCATTGTATCACTCATAATGCATTCTCTTGTTGATGTAATGAGTAATATTTATATCGAAACAAATCAGATTTAGATATCCACAAGTGTTGTGTCATCCATTGCAAATAAAGTAAAAAGATTACCCCTTACCATGAGTAAAAACCCTCCAAAGAGGGTTTTTATAAAGCAATTTTTGTAATATCAGGGAACCCTGTGCACACGTCCGAACTTGAAGTTCAGAGTAGAGTCGTACATCACGCCTTGCGAGAACATAAATACGTAAAGCTGATTTCCAGTGTAACCACCGTAGCTGTTCTTGGCATTGACCTGAACGCCGGACGCGTGTCCATAAATCACTCCGCCACTCGTTGACGCCATAGATCCATCTTGCGAATAGGCCTTAAAAGGTGGCTCGAATGTGTATCTTGCGGATTCAGGATCCTTTAATGCAGAGGCCATATAATTTTTTATTTGTTGCTGATAGTCATTAGGCAGGCTTCCATAATTAGCGCTTGAAATCTCAACCTGCGAAGGGGGTTTTGGTGCACAAGCAGTTGTTAGGAAAACCGAAGTCATAATTAACGCAGCCAGAAAGATAATTTTTTTCATATTCCTATTCTTGTAAGTAACTGTTCGTTACATGGTAGCAGAGGCTATGAGTAAGATAACGCCCAAAATGCAATGAAAACGCATATAAATTAGTTATTTGTCGGCATTATCTCGATTAGATGTCTTGTATCTTTTAAATTCATCCTGAACAAAACTCAGGCTACTTTTGTTTAAATCCATCCCTTTTCGGCACTTCTCCAGATCGGTTCCAATTTTTTCGTAATCGTCACCAATATTTTTGCTGTTGTTCAAAGTGTCGATCTCTATCCATGCCTTACTCGTATCAGACAAACAATTTAGTCCCTGCACGTTAAACTTTGTCATGTGCCACAGATACGATGGAGCAGACAAAATCAACGGCATGCCAAAGACAGCGGCGAATACAAAACCAATGGCGATTAAAATCATTCTACCTTTCAACCTCATAAGATCCCCTTGCTAGCGTTTTCACATAAGATATTTATCGTCAGTTGAACAAAGACCTACAGGAAAATTACAATGATTTACAGCGAATTGGAAAGCAAAAAGCCCACCTGAGTGGGCTACTCAATGTCCTTGTGGCGCGCGACTTTCATCGTCCTTTCCTGCCAATACCCACCATAAGGCACACGCTGACTCAACCGCCCGTACATGTGATGCAGCATCATATTGCCTTCCAGCAGGATCCCCGCGTGATTCCATTTATCCGATTGAACCTGCATGATCACCAAATCCCCTGCAGCTGGCGCGCCGGAGAACTCCCGAAAACCGCATTCGTACCAGCAATCCTGATAGAAATTATCCGGATACTGTTTTTCCCACCACGGATAATCGACACGGTAATCGTTCAACTCAATGCCGTGCGTCTGCCGGAAATAGCTCATCACCAAACCCCAACAGTCAGTATGTCCCAGCACGAATGGTCGCTCGAGTAACGGCAGTTCCCCGCGCGGCAGGATGGTACGTAAATCCCCCTCCGGCCAGCTGACGATGTGCCAGGGCAATTCAGTGGCGTCACATTGGGCCTTGTCCAGCTCGCTCGGCTGAGTCGTTGCGTCTGGGTGGCTGTGGACTACGGCTATCACCGTTCCCCAGTCCTCCGCGTCAGCATAGCCCTCCGGATCGAGATGGAAATGCTCGGTCGGTTCAGAAGCCAGATTTCGGCATGGGAAGTATTTAATGACTCGCGATTTCTGCACCAGCAGGCCGCAGCACTCCCGCGGATGCTCTGCCTCAGCGTGAGCCATGATGGCCTGAATCAGTTTATCGTCCATAGGGTTAACTCTTCAGTAAACTGGTTCCGGGGAAGCCGCCAAAATCGAGCTCGTTGTTCGCACCAAACCGGCATTTGCAGCCGGACAATGATCCGGGGCAAACATCCCTTGATGGATCATCAACCGGGTTGTTGAATTTGTCGAAATAGGCGGTACCAGAATATGAACAGCCGTTACCCGTCCGGTACCAGCCATTTATCGCCCACACACAGATGGCGTGGATCTGGCGCTTTGGCAGCATTTCCCCCTGCAGGTCCATCGGGCTGCTTAAGGTGAATTCGACGAGCTGATTGTTCTCCTGACTTTTACTGTCGATATAAAAAACACTGAGTTTTTCTTGTGTTGGATCAGCCGTTGGATTGCCGCCCGTGAAATTTCTTGCATCGAGATAATGTTTCAGCGTGTCATGCACGATGACTTTCGCCTGCAGCATATCGTCGTATGCCAGACAGAGCGCCGTAATGCTGCTATTCAAATTAGCAACGGTGAGTTTGGGCTGGGCCGTTGAACCGTCAGTCGAGTCTTCGAGTCCCTCAATCTGTGTCGGCCACGCCGAGTACTCAAGCCCTTGCCACCAGACTGATTTCGGCAGTAATTTGGATTCATCACCACCTGCTGCCGCAATTTCTTCCGGCGTGTGGGGCAGTGTTTCATTGTGAAAGCGCAGAATATCTGCGCCAAATGCAGATCCATCCACTTCGAACAGGCGTAACTTATCGCCCGGCTCCAGCTTCTGGACGTCAGAATTCATGACCATGTGATTGCCTGCTTTCAGACCGAATAAGCCTGCTCAAATGTGAAAGAAACACTCATCGTAGCGCCGCCCGTCGGCATCGCCTTAATCGAGTCTTTCGTTACGCGATATAGACCGGACACGCCATAGGGAGGAGTCCAGACACATGCCTTAATGACATGCGCACGAACGAAGGCGAGGATAGGTTTCATGTCCTTTTCTCTCCCCTGAAAAGTGAGCGGCCACGTCTGGGTTTCGGGGTTGATGCCATCTCCGGCAACCTGTTTATACCCGTCGCCAAACTGAGCGCTGCGCACGCGCCAGTCATAACCCCCCTCAGGTGTTCCCTGCACGCGCCAGCTGAACGTTTCGAGTGCCATAATTTCCTCAATAAAAAACCGCCCGTAGGCGGTTAACGTGAGTTGTTTGCGTTGTAGATGAGACCACCGGGACGCAAAGCCTTCGCAATCCCATCGCGAACAGACTGGTCGATCACCTGCTGGTAAGCTTTACCAATGGCGTCACTGTTGCCCGACGTCTGCTGCTGATTGTTGCCGGTCTGAACCACAACGGACGTCTGCACAACCGTAGAGTTGGATTGACCACCGGACAGGCCAAACATACCGGCATTTCCGCCAACCAGACCGCCGTCTGCATAACCCCTCATCATGGAATACAGGTTATCGACGCCGATCCTGCTGGTCGCCTCCTTGGTCATGACGAATTCGCCGCGATGGACGATACCGGCTGGCGCTAATTTATCGCCCTCACCGGTGTAACCGCCGGAATCGAACGATAACCCGCTGTAAGCGCCCGATGAAAACGAACTGTTAGAGGTTGCCGTAGCGGTACCTGAACCGGCTGAGAATGAACTGCTGATCCATCCCATTGCCGCCTGAACGGCCTGTGCCAACAACAACTTATTGATGATATCGACGATGCTGGTCAGGAATGACTTGGCAAAATCCTTCACGTTCGCTTTGCCGGTTGTCGCCAGCGTTGTCATCATTGAGGCCATATCGCTTAGCGTGGTTTGCGCCAGCTGACCTGTTGCGGTGAATACGTCACTGGCATTCTCGCCGAACTGTGCGATCCCCTGACTCATACCAGCCAGCCAGTCACCCTGATTGGCATCTTCCTGATCCCATCCGGAACGTAACGCCTCTTTAGCCCGGTTGTATTCATCCGTGACCTTTGACAGCGCCGCCGGGTCAGTAATGCCGTCGGTCTGCTTGCGAAAAGTGTTGTCGAGCTGCGTTTGCTGATCGACGCGCCCGGCCTGCTTCGTGGTGAGCCCGAATTTTTCCTGAGTCTGGGCGTTCTTGCTGACGATAGACGTGGTGTAGTCCTGCATCTGCTTCAGCGCCTTCACCGCCTTCTCGCGCTGTACGTTCTCGCGAGACAGCTGCGCCTCAAGCTGCAGGCTGGCCGTTATTTCCCCTGCGCGCGCCAGCAGGGACTTCTGATCGGCGGTCAGAATAGTTTTGCTCTTCAGGTCGGCAATCTGCTGCGTGAACTTCGACAGCTGCTGCTCCTGGCTGGTGAGCGTGGCGCTGGCCGACACCTGATCCTTTAGGGCTGCGAGGCGCTGCTGGCTTGCCAACAATTCGCGGGTCCCCGCGTCATCCTGATAGGCTTTGGTTGAGCCTTTTGGAGTCTTCGGATCTTTGAAACTGTTGTTAACGTTTGTAATGAGCCGGTCGGCCTGCTCCTGCTTGATGACGCCACGCGTCAGCGCCTCATTGATGAGGTTTATCTGCTTGGTGCGTTTCTCGGCATTGCTCAGCGTCTTTTGGTCTATATCGCTGATCTGTTTCGCTAGAGATAAATTCTTCTCACGCGAATCATTTTCGGCCTTGTTCTGCGCTGCAGTCAGGTCAGCTAAAAGCATTTGCCCGCGTATCCGGGCTGCATCGGATGTTCCGGTGTCAGTATCGACGCCACCGAGCGCCAGTGTGCTCGCCCCACCGCTGGCCGCCTTCGCCCTTGCTAATGCCTCTTTTAACTGGTCATCGAGTGATTTCTGACGCCCTAAGTTCAGCATCGAATCCCATGCGCCGCTGGCCGCGTCACCGAGCGCTTTCCATGCACTTTGAAGGATGCCTAAATTGTCCGCTATCTCCTCAGACCGCTTACTGACAACCTGCGCGTAAGTATCGATAGCAAGATTGGCAGCTTCCTGAGTTCGCCCCTGCTGCTCAAGAGCGGCGATCTGGCTGTACGTTGACGCAGTAAGGAAATGGTACTGGTCGTTCAGCTGTGTAATCGAGGCGAGCGGCGATTTGCTCAGTGAGTTGAAATCTGCGATCAGAGTCGCCGTGGCTTCCCCCGTAGCGTCACTCATGCTCACAACAGCAGCCGTCACTGTCCGAAGCTGATTGGCCGTATAATTTCCCGTGGTGTTGAGCTTCGCCAGCGTGTCGGCAGAAACGGAAATCGTGGTTCCCGTTGATGCCGCAATCGACTTAGCCATCATTGAGAGATTGCTGGCCGTAGTCCCGGCGAAATTACCGGTCAGAATTAATGATTTGTTAAACTCGTCGAGTTCTTTCGCACCCTGATACCAGGCAATTGCCATGGTCGTAGCGGCGACGGCCAGCGCCAGCACGCCTAATTTTACCGGTGACAGGAATGACGCCAGTTTCTCAGCGTTTTCGGCGTTTTCAGATAAGCCATTCGCGCTGTCAGAGAGTGAATCACTGGCCTCATCATTCGCATCATTTAGGCCGAAAAGTTTCTCCTTGATGATTTCAAAGATGTTCCCCAGCCCACCGAACGAGTCCGATATCTGGCCGCCCTGCTGCGTCAGCACAAGCCACAGCGGCATGCCGCCTGCGATCGATGTTGCTATGTCAGTAAACTGAGCGGGCAGCTGGCGCATTGCCTGCCGGTACTGACCTGCGGAAATAGCCCCGGTTTTCCATGCCCCTTCCTGCTCCCGAAGTTTGGCGATGAGAGGGGCTGCCTGCTGTGTCACGCCTAACTGAGCAGCACGGTACTCCTGAATTTCAGAAGCCGTTTTACCCTGCAGCTCAATCTGCTCACGCAAGCGTTGCAGATAATTTTCTTTTGCTGTAGCCGCAGCCTTATCTTGTTGTGCAGCCGCTGCAGCAGCTCGTCCCTCTGCAGTTCGTGCTTCTGCTGCCCGTCCGAGCTCATCCCGCGTCTGCTGGATGGTGCGCGCCGCCTCCCGGAAGGTGTCACTATCAATCAACCCTTTGGCATTGAAGCGCGACAGCTGCTGCTCCATGTTGTCGAGCTTTTCGAATGCTGCCGTTACCGGATTGATCTGGGTCAGCAGGGTGCGCAGCTCCTGCTGCTGCTGGGCGGTGGCCTGAGCCGCGCCCTTCGTGCTGGCTTCGTTCTGCTTTAGTCCTTCAGTGAATTCGCGCACGCGCCGGTGCGTGTCTTCCACCTCGCGCGCGACCTCTGCCGACACTTTTGCCGCGACTTTGCCGCTGGTCCCGAAGTTATCAGCCCCCTTTGCCGCACCGGCCGCCGCGTCAGCAAATTTATCCAGCTCGTTGCTGCCGCGCTCGACGTCGGAGGTGTTGACCTTGAGCGAAATCGTTGCAATATCACCGGCCATTACGCCCCCTTATGCATGAGTGTCAGCGCCGTTCTTTCCATTATCCGGATGTCATGCAGCGCGGTTGCTTCGTCGTCTATCCCGTGAGTACGCATCAGCCAGGGCAGGCAGTTGTAATCCAGACCGGTCGCCCCGCTCATCCCCACGCGCCACTGCGTGCTGGCCGCCTGAAAGACGTCGAAGGCAGGCCAAACGTCAGGCCAGACATCGATAATGACCTGTTCGAAGTCATCCGCTGTCAGCCCCATACCGGCCAGCTCTTCAGCAGTGGGATCTGGCTTATAGAACGCCGAGGCAACCGCTATTAGTTTTTTTCGCGATTACCCAGCAGTTCCGCGTAATACGCTTTCATGATCGCTTCACCGGCCCGCGGATAGTTATCCAGCAGGGTTTCAACGTTTTCCTGATTGAACTCGTCAGGTAATGCCCAGCCTTCGCTGATTTCCAGCAGGAACTGAGAGATGTGTTTACCCTCTACCTTCTCCAGATCAGCCAGCTCTTTGATCGGGCGATGCTTAAACGTGAAGGTCACAATCCCCGGTTCATCACCCGGCACAGGAATAGTCACATCGGCTTTAAAAGTCGGGTTTGGTTTTAATTTGAATTTGGCAGCCATGGTGGCCTCGGTAAATGAGTGAAGAAAAAGCCCGTTGCCGGGCTCAAATTAGCGGGTTAATCAGCTGGAAGACTCCGACACGGTGTCTTTGTAGAACGTCATATCTCGAGACTGCACGGCAAATGCTGCCTGAACGGTTTCGACGGCGTTCACAGCTGTAGTTGGCTGCGGGTCGAAGGATGGAATGCCTGACCAGTAGCGCATTTCTTTGGCCTTTGGCACGTACATGCGAAGCGGCAACGTGTCACCACTGCGGTCACCGGCCGTCAGCACGCCATAGATTGGCAGGGTTGAATCATGCGCCAGGGTGAAGGTCTGAGTTTTGGCCGCTTTGTAGGTTGCCAGGTTGCGCTGGCGATCATCGGACAGGAACTGAATCTGCACGTACTGCTGATCGCCACCGCTGGAAGCGACCTCTGTGATTTGCGGGATCTCAGTCCACTCGGTAACTTTGCGTAAAGAGCCGCCACCGGCGCCTGCCGCAAAGAAATTGGTGTCTGAGGTATTGAGCACATCGATAGTGATCGACGTCGCTGTCTGGCTTGAGACGCGGGCGACCAGATTATCGATAAGCCCCCAGCCAGAGGAGATAAGAACAGGATCGCCCACAGCCAGACCGTGACCTGTAGCGACGGTGAACACAGCGCCCTTTGCGTTTGATACTGCGGTAGCTGCCACAGCGGCAGCGAGTTTTGACCCGACGAATACAGTCGCGCCGTTAGGCAATGCAAAGCCCATGGGGATTCTCCATTAAGAGGGATTTTAAACCGCCAACAGGCGGCGCTTACGAGATGTCAGCGCGGTAAGACATGCTGACGGGGATGGTGTAAGAGGTATCGGAAGAGATGCCCGCGAAAGCACTGGGGGCGCTGTTTATATAACAAGTCAGTCCGCCGTCACTCATCTCCTGATTCTCAGGGAACAGCTGGATCAGTTGTTCGGCGATGAGACCGCCAGCCGATTTTCCGGTACCGGCGGGGGAGATAATGTTAATCTGGAAAACGCCGCGAAATACTTTGGCCTGTCGGCTGAGGTCGATAGCAGTCGTCGTCGCAGGCATAACGTGAGATTCAAGATAGATGCCATCGGGAGGACTGAACGCGATGTTGTCAAAAGCTACCGTCAACCCCTTCGCCTCTGCCCACTCGCTCAGTCGCCCCTCAAGTAGCTGCGTTATGGCCTGTTGACTCACGGCCTCACCTCCTGCACCGAATCAGTAAAGAAGCGCTGAAACTCTTCAGCAGTGATCCGCACCATGCCGCCCGGCGCCTGCTTCGAATGTCCGAACTCCAACAGATACGCATACGGTACGTTGTTGCAGAAGTAGATGGATTTGGTACCCACCTTAAACGACGCCATGACCAGCCCGCCGGCTGCTTTTGTCGCCCCACCATTTTTATCAATAACGCCCGTTTCTCCTGTTGCTGATGCATCCAGTGAAACCTGCCAGTTACCCCGAAAACGGCCGCCGGTATAACCGGGCGAGGCTTTCACATCCATGCCGTCACTGACCCGTGCCTTGCGCTTCAGGCGTCCGGTTTTAGTCAGGTTGGAAGAGTCGGATTTCAGGGCTTCGTTATGGTCGAAAACCTCTTTGTTGTATGCCACTGCAGTCTGGTTAACCGCCCACACTTCGGGGTTTCCCACCGGGGACATATCAACAAGACGGGCGAGGATTTTGATGCCGGTAGCGCGGATCACTTCTTCCTGATTGGATTTGGCCGACGCAACGAAGGCGTTGATCGAGGCTATGAACGAATCGTTATCAGCCATCGTTACACCCTCAGCTGTGCTTTATAGCAAATAAGCGTCGCCGCCGGTTTTACTGGCCCCGGCAACACGACGCGGTACTTTTTGCCGTCCACCTCGATCCGGTCATCAGTCCTAATTTCGATGGCATACGTCGCCGTCAGTTTGACGTCACCATTCTGGATCCGCGTCCCATCGATTTCACCCGGCGCATAAGCCGTAATGACCCCGACCGGTGTCACCGTTTCAATCGGTGTGGCGACTTCTTTGCCTGCCACCATTTTTACGGATCCGCCACGCGTAAGCAGATATTGCTGGCCGTTCTCGGTCAGCAACCGCGTTGCGGTCGTGCGCATTCGCAGATAGTTGATTGCCATATCATCCTCGAACCACCTGAACCTGTGAGCTGCTCGTCACCATTCCACGCAGCAAGCCGTTCAGCCAGGTGAATGAAGGCGCATCGGTTGATGAACCCTCTGCATAAGAGACGCTGACCGCGCCGGTTACAGTTTCTTGTGTCACCTGTCCGCCTCCGGAAAATGAAGGTTGCAGATCAGTTTCCTGCGCTTCTACGGCTAACCGGCATTGGGCCTGGATGAGTTGTTTCGGAATAGACTTCCTCGGCATTGCATAGCCATCTACAACAACACAGCTGCGAGGCCAGGCCAGTGGTTGAAAAGGAACTGAACGGGTACCCTTCCACTTCAACGCTTCGAGGTAATCCATAGCCTGAACGAGTAACTGCTCGCATTCGGCGACGTCCTCCGGCACGGCGTAACCTCGCATTAAGGCCAATTTACGCATGTCCGCGACGCTGGCGTAACTTTCAAAGTCAGGCGAATCAGGATCTGTTATCAGCATCTCTCAGCTCCTTACTCGGATTCCGCAACGCGCCAGCCTTGATCCAGCCAACGGGTAACTTCATCGGCGTGAACATCTGCCAATACAGGACCATTTGTATGCTCTGGCTCATAGCGGAACATCGCAACGCTCGTTACATCAGCTTCAGCCGCGTTTTTTGCAGCACGCTGCTCTTTGGTTAATCCAGCCATAGCGGCCTCCAATAAATAAGGGGCCGAAGCCCCTTCAAATGACGGTTAACCCAGAACAATTACTGAGTGCGCAGGTTTAATTGATGCAACACCCCACGCCAAACCGACCTCGTAACGCACCTGGCGATACTGACGGTATAGAGCGATTTGGAAAGTAATGCCTGAGACTGGATCAGTAACATTCATGACGTCATCCGCTGTGTCGCCACCGTCCGGCATGGCAGGTGTGCGCGACGCCAGAAGGAATGCGTTACGGTCGAATGCCATGTTGGCGGTAAAGGCGCCGCCGATGGTGATCGCCGCATTATCAGCAAGGTCCTGACGTAGCCCCGGAGCTGCCAGTGTGATGGTTGTTGCAGTAGCAGCCGCAATAACATATTGATGCTCATCGCCTTCAAAAGTGACGAGCTTACCCGCAGTAATGGCCCCAGTACCGCTATCGACCGCAATGATGATGTCGCCTTCTGATTTGGCTCCGTTCACGAGGTAACCGCTGCCCGCGCCAGCTGCAACTCGTTTGACGCCTGCAGACTCGTGGATATTGAAGCCTTCAACACGCCCCAGAATACCCTCACGCAGCAGCTGATCGGTTCCCGCTTCATTGGCTTTGAACAGGACAGACTGTTTGCCGCGAAGATTAGAAATCGCAGATGAACCCAACACCATTTGCAGATCGGTCGTCGGGGAACCGTTGTCTGACAGAACCTGCCGTGCGCTGGCGAAATCAGAGAAATCTTCCTTCACCCCAAACGGTGCGGTACCCGCGGTGCCGACAGCGCGGGAAGATCCGTAATAAAGCGCGCCCAGATCGCCATCAACCTCATTCGCCAAAGCGCGGAAGGCCTGTTTGAACTGATCTGCGAGAATGGTGTTATAGGTACCGGAAGGACCAATCGCCAGCTGCTCTTCACCGTTCCATTTAACCGGCGCCATTTTGGATTTAGTGATCTTAACGTCGACTGAGCCAATATCCTGATCGCCGTCGTTTGGCGCTGTTGGGCCAGGAATAATGTCAGTGGTCGTGGCCACTGGCGCGACGGGTGCCAGTACAGACTGGCCTTTAGCAGCAGCATCGGCTTTGGTGTTGCGTGCAACGGCCGGAATAAAACCGACCTGTTCGCTGGATACCACGTCCAGCGCGGTGTAAATAGTAGGGATCAGGCCAGTTAAGGTATTAGACATGTGTTACTCCGAAATTAATCTACGATGCTCACGCCGTCTTTGAGCGCAGCTTGCTTGCCGGTATGATCCAGCGAGTCAAACGCATCGCGTTTCATGGTTTTTTGACCAGCCTGGTGCTGTGACTGCTGAGAGCCACCACCGCTGGCGCCGGATGATTTAAGGATGTGGTCTTTTTGCGGGTACTGCTCGACCAGGAACTCCAGCGCTTCGTCAAAGTCGGCCAGATCGCCGGGCTTGGTGCGTGAGTACACTTTGTTGCCGGATGGGTCATAGGCAACCACCTTGCCGTCCTCGATCTTGAAAGCCTGACCAAAGCGGGCCTGAACAAAATCAGCGGGGATAGCGACTTTATCTTTGATGAAAGACGAACCGTTGAAACGACCGCCGATCATTTCCTGATAGAGCTGCTGCTCCAGCTTGCTGCTCTTGCCGTTTGCTTCATCGAGCTGCGTCTGGAATGACTTGGTGATCTCAGCCTTCACCTGATCTACTGCACCTGCATCAATCAGCTTCTTCTGGTCGATTTTGGTCATCAGTTGGATGGCTTCGAGCGCCTTCGTCGGGTCTTCGATGCCTGAGAACTTCGCAAGCTGGGCTTCCGCCGCTTCTTTGCCTTCGCGGTGAGATTTAGCCTCGCCGTTCAGGGCAGTAATTTTGCTCAGTGCGGCTGGTGCATCGAACGGGATCTCTTTGCCATCATCGTGGATGAATACCGGCATTCCGTTTTCAACGACAACCTTTCCGTCAGCATCTAATTTCAATTTCATGGTTTTTCTCCAGGCCTTCCGGCCATAATCAAAAGGTCATCCGACCCGGCGCCGCATCGCATCCGCTAAACGGCAGGCATAAAAAAGGCCGCCCTAAGGCAGCCTCATATAAATATTTCAAATGTCTAAAAACCGGCTTTCTCAAACGCGGCGGCATCGATTTCTTTCAGCTTATTTAGCGTGATCCACTCCCCCTTATCAGAGAAGAAATCCGGCACCTTCATACCACCGTTCTGCAGAAGTCTGGCGCGAGTATCACCCAGCACCTGAACCTGCCGGTATAGAGATTGCTGACTGAGCCATTCGCTGTACGTGGTCTGCGCCGCAACCTGCCCGTCCATGCTGGCGCGGGTTCCCGCATCCATTTCATCTACATCGATGCCGAGTTCACGCCATGATTTCGTTACCAGCGTTTCGGTCGAGCGACAGCAAAAGTGGATGCGACCGGGTCCCTGCAGGTAAGGGACCTTGTGACCGATAGGTTTATTATCCAGCGTGTACCTTAGGCGGTCGCGAATGATGCAGGCCGGCGTGGTTTTGTTATCCAGTGTCGATAACCAGTCTTTACAGTCCACGATGTCGCTGTTGTGCTCTGCGAACTGGTTACGTGCTGTAGCCGCGAGGTGGCTGATCGCCGTCTTAGTGATGCTGGTTGCATTAGCCCGGCTCACCTGGATAGCGCCATCCTGAAAGTTATTTGTCGCCGTGCCGCGAACATTCCGCGCTATCTGTTCGGTAGGCTTACCGGTGAGATAACCTACCCGCACAGCGTTGGTGATCCGAGCCAGCCGATCGTTCTCCAGATTGGTCGCCCACTCGCTAAGCAAACGACCTTGAAATGGCTGGGCCATTGTTGCGGCATACACCTGATCTGCAGTGATAGCCGCCAACGGGAAACGATGTTTAACAGGCGCGGGCATGATTGCATCAAACAAGCTGAGCTGATAACCGGCCTCATGATCTGCGAAGCTCTGCAGCTCATCCGCGAGAGTGGAGAAAGTTGCCTGAATGGCTGTCTGGTTTATTTGCCGAACGCTGCCCAGCAATCCCTCCAGCTGGCGCACGGTGAAACTATTCGGCGCCAGCCCATCCATAGCAACCAATAACCGTGCGGTTAACTCAGCATCACTCTCGTTAAGGATTTTCACCATACGTTTCGAGACGCCGGTGGAATAACGGCTTACAAACAGCGCATGGCTGATCGCCTCATCACGTAACTGCTCATTGATCGTTGCCATTCGAACCGCCTGCCATGTTCGGCGCCAGATTGTTCAGCTCATCGATCACCAACTCGGGCTTAGCATCCGGATCAATGATGCGCAGGCTCTGCAGAGCACGTACTGCGTCAATCGGTCGGATATCGCCCCCCTGACGCAATGACTGGATAGCCATCGCCGCAGGTGCGTTGATCGTCTGCTCCGCCGCTTCAAGCTCTGTCCGCACATCGACATTTCCGCCTTCTGGCAATCCAAGCCAGTCGGCCATGATTTGCAGCACATTATCCAGCGCATCCTCGAGCGAGTTCGCCATGGTATAAAGCGGCGAATGCTCCTGCATGCGTTCTTCGTTGGTCTGATCGACGGATTTAGTGGAGGTGTTTTCAGCTCGCAGCAACTTCGCGCCAGCCTGCCGCATCTGCTGCTCTAAATCCTCGATTGAGGTTTTTCCGGCTCCAATCGCATTGCCGGTATGCTCGGTATATTCGATACCCTGACGAGAGCGGTCATCGAATCGGGTCGCCGTTGATGCCCCGATAGTCAGCTCCTGTCCTTCTGCAAGACCGTAAACGCTCAGGATTGGGACCCGCGCGACATGCAGAATGTTGTCCTGCTCGCTCTGGCTCTGCCAATGCTTGATGTTCAACATGGCAAGGTTCAGTAGCGGCGGGCTGCCGCACATGAAACCGGTGCGCTTGGTGTAGAGGGTAACGAGAGTGATATCGCGTCTTGAGGTGTTCCACTCCTCATGTACAGACCAAACTGAAGCGCCATCATTTCCAGTGGATTTGCGATAGATTTGCACTTTGCCGGGCGTCATGTAGCGGATCTGCTCGACCTTCTTCTGACTGAAGTCATCGCCTTTTTCGACGATAATCTCCTTTATTCGAAGTTCTGTTAAAACCACTGAGCCATTCTGGACTTTCGAGTCCCACCCGATCACCTGACGCGGATTAATCAGTGTCACATACGGCCGCGCGCCGGATTGCTTCTCCTGCGCTTTTGTCTTGACGGTATCAGTATCAACGCGCGGATAATCCACCAGCGCATGCGACAGACCGTATTGGGAAGCCATCCGGAAGAATTCCTGTGCCCAAACCTCCAACCGATTACCGGCCATATCTACGTTTTTGCAGATTTCAACGATTTGGTCCGGCGTTTCGTCGCTAAGCTTCACCGGCTCTGCAAATACACGGCCATTGTTCTGGCTTATTGTCTCTTCGTAGGCAGGCAGCAGAGTGGCCGCGCCCAGCCGTTTCTTATAGGCATCGATCTCTTCGTTCGGCCAGCGCGGCAAATAGCTTTCACCCAGCTGGCGCATGTAAAGCGTTCCGCCCATAAGGGCATCATTGATGTCCCACGCCTCGACCATGTTCCCATAGTCGAGATTGGGTGTTGAGATATCTGGCATGGTTTACATCCGTAGTGGGGTGGCTCTGCCCTGCGGCTTGATTATGGGGAAATCTTTCACGATGAAATAACCGCCAGCGTCGTTTGGGTGGTCGTTATCCGCCTTCTTGTCCGGCTCGCCGTTCTTATCCCATACCTGTTGCTCCAGACTCTCTGTATAGACAGGGCAGCGCTGAACATTTACCAGGTACCGGCGTTCACCCAATGCATTACAGAACATGGCGTTCATCGAGTTGATGCGGTCTTTAACCGGCGGGTTGGATGGGTTAACCAACACGCTGAATCCGGCCTGCTTCAGCTGTGCGATATCGGTCTCGCTGGCATTGTTTGATTTGCGGCTGTCCCCGGAGGCGTCGGGATAAATATAAATCTGGCGGCTGGCCACGTACCGGCCGCCTTCGTAGCGCCAGAATTCCTCCTGAATACGCTTAATCATCGCGGGGGTGTCGTAGACCTTTGTCAGTTCACGAACAGCGCGCGGCAGTCCATCACGTTTGACATGAACGATGGCAGCCATCTTGCCTACGTTGAAATCCATACCTATAAACAGCGGCTCACCCGGCTGCTCTTCATCTGCGCAGTTGTTCTTCTGTCGATTGAACTGATGGTAAATAGTGCCGCTTGCCAGGTTGGTGAACTGGCCGCGCAGGTAAGCTTTGATCAGCTCTTCGGGATAGGAACCCAGCAGCGAAGAAATGTAGTCCGGCGGCAAGTTCTTCGCATTGTCGAATGTACTGGCCTGCGTCAGTCCATACAGCGTGGACAATTCCGGCTTATCGCGCACCGCCTTCACGAACTGCTGATAAACGAACTTGAAGCCCTCAGGCGTTGTCGTCACATCAATGCCGTTTCGCAGGTTGGGCACGTTATAGCGCATACGAGCGATGATTTTACGCCACGCCTGCTGAGCTTTAGCCGCTGGCATGACGTCCAATTCATCCACCAAAGCGTTGCCAATCTTGAAACCGACTATCGTGGCCGGCTTTTCCATTGAGCGGCAAATGGTGGTGCCGCGATACATCCGGCCTTCGTAGAAGTGAACCTCTTTGTTGCTCTCATTGATCTTGACGTTCAGACCCCAGTCGAAAGCCACCTCTTCTACCGTCGGATAAAAAATGTCGCGGATCTGAGGGTAAGTCGGCGCGAAATATCCCTGGTTGATTTTTGGGAATTCCCAAAAGCCTTTGCAGATGCCACCGCAGCCTACCCACGTTTTGCCGCTGCCGAACCCTGCAACGTATGCTTTGAACTTATGCGGCATGGCGAGAAAGCGCGCCTGAGGGATGTTAAGCGTCGGACTGATCGCCATCTGGAACCCTCGCGTCTACAGCATTAATGATGATTTGAACCGGTGTGGGCTCAGTTCCTTCGTTCTTCTCATCCTGACGTGCACGCTGGTTCTCGATCCGCCTGGCCTCGATATCCAGCTCCTGAAGCTGCTTCGCCGCGGGGCTGTCAAACAGGCCGAGATGCTTCGCAACGTTCTCCAGCATGCGGCCACGATCTGCAATCAGAACCTGGACGCCGTCTTTCGTCACCTTCACGCCGTCATAAGCCATGCGCGCAGCCGGTGAAAGCCGCCGTGAATCATGGATGTGTACAGCGCCAGTCCCGTCACCGTTACATTGAGGACATTCTGGATGCGGCGGGCGCTTCTCACGAAAACCAAAGCCACCGGCAACATCCGGCGCAGGCTTTTTGTCGATGAGAGCCTGATCGCGAGCTCGTCCATATTCCTCTTCCGTCCACTGGTAACCATGAATCTTTCCCCAGCAGTAACGGCAGCAATACCGGCGATACTCGACCAGTTCGTTAACGTCGACCGTCGCCATGTTCCACATCCGGGCAACGATTTGATCGGCGGTTATCAGCTGGCGCTCAGCGATTGCGCGCAGTTGGCGATTGATGGCCTGCGCAATATGATCTTTCCTGATCAGCTGCGGGCCGGTCGATGAATCGGAATAGCCAGCGCGTAAAGCAGCCTGAGACGCGTTTTTATCTTTAAGGTATTCAATGACAAAGGCGGCTTGCATCGGTGTGAAACCGTCGTCGTCAATCAGTTCGTCTATGCTCGACACAACGGCTTCGATGCGCACATTGCGCATTTTCTTCTGCGCAGGTTGCGCAGTTTTTTGCGCATCTGTAACGGATGGTTTTTTGACATAGCGGCGCGCCGTGGCGTAGTTGATGCCCTGCGCCTCACACCAGTCTTTGGGGGATATGTTTGTTATGGCATGGTCGGCGAGGAAATGTTTCTGAATGGCCCCCCAATCCGGTTTTGCCATTTTTATCTCCCTAATGTATGTCTAAAAAACTCTAAATAATTGCCATTTTTGTGCCGATAATAGATATTTAGGCTTTTGACCTGTAACTACTAAGCCATATAGGATGAGGAGAGTAAGTTGGGACTTTTTGATGCACTAATAAAGATCATCGACTCCAATGAACCAAGTAACCTGAAAGGAATTATCTCTACAGGGAAGCAAAGGCAAGACGGTGGACATGATCATCGCTACAACACGGGTAACGATCGAACGCCAGCACAGCGTGATGGAGACAAAAAACGCCGAGAAGACTAAACAGGCTGCCTGATTTTTAAAGAAATCAAACAGCACATAAAAATTTTTTTTCAATTGATTAGATTTAAAATCGATTAAATACTCGCGGCAAAGTTTCTTTTTTGCGGCTGGGAGTCACAGTTTTCTCGCAAAAGGATGAAAAATGGCTTGGGAAACAATTTTTGATGGTTATGTATTGGGTGATCACATCACTGTCGAGTGGTATGTAGATGACGAAGAACAAAGTGAATATCCCGTTAAGGTCACGGCAACCGATAAATCACCCCCCAAAATGCTGGACCCAATCGTGGAACCTGGCAGCATAGTTATCCCACCTCCTCCAAACGACCCTGCTCAACGCTACATATCTGAATACGATAGCATTGATGACATGTATCAAGATTTCGCAAATGACACAGGAAGAAGTGCCGCATTCATGGATGAGTTAGAAAAATCTATTTCAAATTACTAAATTTTTTCAAACGATTGCCACCACTATGAAAAACGGTGTTGGCAATCTAAAACCGCCCGGTGGCGGTTTATTTCATTTGTTTAAGCGCTTTCTTTTCAGCCGCTAAACTGGTGATTGCTTCAACTCTTTTTTGGCGTTCATGCTTTTCGACGTACCACTCTTGAATAAGTAATTCGATTAGCCCAATAAGCATCTCAGCCTCTTCAGGGTCCACATCAACTATTACGCTGATATCGTTCTCCATGTGCGCGCCAATGTTGCCTATGTTACGAACAGCATCTATGGCTTTCCACATACCAGCTTCTATTTTATCTTCTATAGCCTTGATTTCATCCACCAATCTTGAAGGCTTAACCCCCCAAACATGCCTAATCATTCCCTGAAGGCATCTTCGAGATAGTGTGGCCGAAGCTTTTGGTGAAAGATTACTGATTAGCACTGCTTCTTTATAATCCTCGAGGATTGGAGCAGGAACATAATCTGGAAATGCTTTAACAGTTCCTTGTGGCAGTAATTCCCAATTATATAAAAGTTGGTTAGTACCATCATTTTTGTTAAGTGAAAAAGATAAGCTCAATTGGCGGCATTCATCATTAAGGCAAGTAATCGCTATCCAATTGGCTCTCAATGAGCCGAATGCATTTCCATCATCAAAAAAATTTGACGAAACAGTTTTATTTTGGCTCGTCACAACAGTTTTGTGTTGGCAATATGGGCAGGTCCAAGACATATCTCAACTCCCTTTGTAAAAGATAAAATCATAGCTCTCCCCATGTTCGAATTAAACATTTCATTTGCATATCTAGTTATTTGCTATGTTCTTTAATGTACTGTTGAAGTCCCGATATTTGCTTGATGTTGACATTGATACGTTCTCTGAGGTTGAAATATTCCCGTTCAGCGGAGTCAGTAAGTCGAGTGTTTTCACCAATAAAAAAACCGCCCATAGGCGGTTATTTTGTAAATGTTGAGTCTAAGCAATATCAATCATCGCTGTGGTCATCGCAAGAGTAATGATCACCTGAAGCATGGGTTGCTGGCTTCCCACAGTGATCGCATTCTTGATCGCTCGGAACTCTTCCGAAGTCGTTACCAAAATCTTCGTCTTCGTCATAATCATTGTCAAAATCAACCATCACAACCTCCTTTTCATAAGCGGAAAGGTGAGATTACGCCGAAGATTTATCTGGATAAAGCATTATCACAGTCAATCAGTTAATGTCTGCTGTAATGCTTACTCGACCCGCAGGCTGAATTTCGACGTAATATTCCTTACCCTGTTCGAACTGGTTGAATGCTTCAGGGTTTGAAATATGCATCTGAATCTGGCCACCCGGCGTGAGGTTAGACCAGCCTTCATTTTCATGGCTACCGGATGTGACTGCACTCATATGGATGGTACGGCTGGAATCATCATCTGCCTTTTGAATGAAGTGGCAGCGGAATTTTGCTTTTACGGTCATGGCTGTTTCCTGTCAGTGAATGTTGCAACGCTTCTGGGCTTCAGCGGCATAGCTCTGAAGGTATTGGATCACTTGGTCGTCTTTGATGACACTGGCTCGGAGATCGAGAACAGCCCGTCCACCAGCACCAGAGAGTTCGACTTGTGCTGCATCGCCCAGGCCGCCGGTTCCGGTAGTGCTGTTCCCGACGAGCTTGCAGGTGGCAAGATTTGCCGCGGCGATTCGCACCCGGCGAGTACCAGCAGCGATATCAGCACGCAACCGGTCATTTTTGGCCTGTTCATCTGCCATATCCTTCGTATGTTTGGCATCCAACGCAGCCAGCGCGGTTTGTGCTGCTTCGGTGCGCTTCTCCTGGTTGGTCAGGTCAATCACTGCCTGATCGCTTTGTTTCTTCAGTGCGGCTGTGTGGGATTCATTCAGCTTTGACACGTCAGCTTCCCAGCGAAGCCCTTCAACCCACCAGGTAAGAGCAGCGCCAGCCACGAAGGCCAGCACAATCGATAAATTGTTATTCATCCAGTCCCCAGCACGTCAGTTCGCTTTCCTGATCCCGGCGTTGAACTTGTCCGAAGCAATTATTTGCTCGAAAGTTGCAGTCTTTACCACCATCGCGCACCCAGCGCTTTATCTCGCTGCAGGCGCCGCGCTTATCGCCAGCGTTGAGCTTGCGGTAGAAAGTGGATGAGAAACATTTCGAGGGGCCGATGTTGTAGGGGCAGAACGAGGCGATGCCAGCAATCTGAGGCTGGGTAAGTGGAACGTGGACGTTTTTCTTCACCCAGGCAATCGCCTTGTCTGACTCCAGCCGATTCACCAGCGCGCACTTCGCAGCGGTCAGCCTCATACCTTTAGAGACCGGCTTACCGTCGACACGGATTGCGCCACGGCAAATCGTCCAAAGGCCTGTACCATCTTGATAGGCACTCAGGCTGTTGCCTTCTTTCTCATCCAGCAGTTGATCGAGAATAGCCGGGGCAGATGCGCCACCCAATACCAGCGCCAGCACAGCGGCACTGAGCTTAGTTTTATAATTAGCCATATCAGCCTTCCGCTTTTGAAAGCGCTTCGCTGATTACCTTCGCGGCTGCTGGCTTTTCGTGAGCTGGTTTAGCACGCGCGTCGTCAAGATAGTCACTGACAATTTTGGTGCGCTTTTCATTTTCTTTTCGCGCCTTGCGGGCGTCCAGGCGACCACTGACATACGACGCAAAGGAAATGAGAACGCCGATGAGGCCAAACAGCATGTAAACCATGTCTTGAGTGGTGAAACCGCAGGCGGCCGCTATCGCAGCGAACCACGCAAAGAACTGCGTGACGATGTTTCCTGAGCTTTGGTCCATTTTCATAGTCTCCCCCTCCGGTCGTCCGGTTGGGCGTTTAGTCTTAGGGAGCAGAGTAGCAACCACCCGCGTTAATAGAAGCACGGTATGTGATTGATAAGACTCTAAATTTTTGCAATAAAAAAGGCCGCCCGAAGGCAGCCTTTAGAAAGTTTTATAATGCTATGTAGTTACCGAGTCCATGAGCTGAGACCATTCTTCTAACTGCGGTCGGTAAATGAATCTAGCTTCATCAGGCTCGAATAAACTCGGACCTTTAACGATGTATGCAATACAAGGAAACTGCTCGGGCATTTGAGCTAATAGCTCTCGCTCAAGCAAATCATGATCAAACAATGGACTTAAGCCTTCGTCTAATCGAAGAAAGTCGTACGTCATCCACATTTTGTATTCAAATTCGTTTTTCAGCAGTTTCATAGCCCCTCCTTTTTTATCTAAAAAGGATAGCAATGATTTGGCCACACGGTAATAATTTGACACATCGTTGCCAACATAACCTGCAGGCAGGCTTAGAAATCTGATACTTGTCTAATCTATGACACCGAATTGTTTTGCCCATTCTTGTACCTGAGCACTGTAGATAAACTGCAAACCCTCAGGTTCAACAGGTCTTGGACCTTTGACAACCAAAACGATGCAGGGAAACTGATCTGGCATCTGATGTAAAAGTTCTCTCTCCAACTCATCCGGCTCCAACACAGAGGGGTATCCCTCTTCAAGATGAAAGTAATCCTTCTCCATCCATTCCCTGTACTCAAACTCGGACTTCAAGACCTTCATGCCAAATACCCCTGCATATTTAATTTTGTGTATTTGAGGGCCGGTTTTCACCGACACTGTTGGGTAATACTATTGATCCCCTGTGGGCACACATCTGAAGAAACTGGATGTAGCAATGACTCCCATGCACAACCAGACAATAGTAAACACAAAAGGACAGTAAAAAGTATTCTCATAAATCACATCCCAATCATCTGTTGGAAAATGATATCAAAATAATGCATCTGTAATTGGATATTGATTTACTCAAATAAAAAAGCCCCGGCAGATGCCGAGGCTTAAATCATTGGGTTATTAAAACCCCATCATTGGGAGGAATCTATTACACTTTCGGCAAGAATGCAACTAACGCGTCGCTAAAATTAGCAATAAGTTGAAATTATGCCGCCATCGTATCGCTACGCGTTATTTTCATAAACTGCGCGTCTGCCTGGGATTCCTCGGCCTCGCAGCGGCTGATCAGTTCATCGTAGAATGGTTTCCAATTCAGCGACCAAGTACGTTGAGGCAGCTCAGGCAACAACGCATTTACCGCGCGGTAAGCGCGTGAGGACGGGGAGGCTTTCAATCCAGTACCGTGACAACGCGGACATTCACGCTCCTCAGGCTCACTATATTGCCCTTCGGCCAGGCCCATCAAAGCATAATCGCAAACGACTCCCCCGCCGTTCGCCAGCGCTATTGCTGCAACTTTTCGGCGGCCTTTGCACTGCGGGCAGCGCACATGAGGATCATCTGCAGTGCGGCAATAAACCTCTACCGCCTGACCACAGAGAATCAACATGGCCTTTGCCATTCGTCGACCAGCAACTTTGCCGATAGTCACTGGCGCTATCTGCATGGCAATCTGCGCCAGCAGCTTTACAGCCTTATCCCTGCTCTGCCGGTCTTTCATGTGTTTTGCGAAGAACAGAGCGAATCCCAGTTCAGCGCGCGCCTGCGCCATACCCAGAGCAGCCATCACATCGGTACCGGTCAGGGCAGCAGATGCTGTCGCGCGCGATGAGTCACTGATCATCAGGCTTTTCGGTGAAAAATGCTTAATAGCTGCTTCGAGATTCATGCTGTTTCTCCAATAATTATCTGACCGGTTTCACCCCAAACCTTAGAGACGCGACCGTCCCAGATCCGGCAGTCGTCTTCGAAAATCGCATCGAGCAATGCTTTTTCCAGATTGTCTTTGTCTGGTTTCTGCTGGTGAGGTTTGCCAGCCATTTCTGTCTTTTTCTTTTTGCTCCAGCTGGCGGGCATGGGCAACACAAACGTGACGTGCCAGCCGCAATCAGGCAGAGAAATGCGGTTGAGCCGCACCTCGTCGCAGAAGGCGCGATAACGCAGCACGGGCGGGCGCTGTTTCCAGCGGTCTCTCTGCGTCATTCGTGGCTTTGGAATGGGCGTTATCGCGTAGGTTTTCATTAGGCTCCCTGTTGTGTTCTTAGTTGCTGGTATTCGCAGCGCGCCGGAATGGTCAGGCGGATGCCGCGCTGACGCGCCCACGTATTTAGCTGGTCGAGGTAAAGCCTCATTTCCCCGGTCTCGAGTAACTTGGTTGATTTCACGTATCGCGTTTCACCCATGACGGTGATCGCCTTCGCCGGACAATAAATCTCTTTGAGGTATTCATGCAGCTGCTCGCCGGTAAAAGTACCCTTTCCGGCTTTTACGAGCTGCCCGGCGATTTCGCCGTTCCATTTCCATAGCAGCGCGTTCTGGCTTACTGAACGCTTGTCATGCCACTCTTTGATGCTGACGCGGTAGCGCTTACCGGATGCGACCAGCTCTTTCAGTACAGGCCACAACTGCGCCTTAGTGGTTTCGTGCAGGCAGAAGTCATCCATCAAAAATCCTCCTTCCCATAACGGCGGCCTGCAGCTGCTGGCGCTGATTGGCGCTGTTTGCACATCTCGGCGGCGTGCGCCTGATCCGTTGGCTTGAAGTGGCCGTTTTTGAACTGCTGGTAAACGGTACCGAGCTCACCAAATCGGTTCTTGGTCACGATGATTTCAGCGAACGGCGCGGCAGGGCTTTCCGGGTCATACACCCCTTCGCGATACAGCATATAAATCCCGTCGGCGTCCTGCTCGATGCTCCCCCCGTCGCGCAAGTCAGAGTTAACCGGGCGCTTCTGGCCTTTCGGGCGTTTCTCCACGTCGCGCGAGAGCTGGCTGAGTGACATCACCGGTGTTTTCAGATCTTTCGCCATACGCTTCATGCCGCCGGATATATGGGCGATCGCCAGATCGTTGCGTTCAACACGCGGCTTCTCGATCAGTCCGAGGTAATCGCAAAGGATGAGAGAGAGATTTGGATATTTCCGTTTGTGCCGCTCCGCAATCGCGCGGATCTGCTCTATGGTGAGCTTCGATGCATCCACCACCCACACCTGCAGGCCAGACAGGCGCTTAATTCCCATCGATATGCGCGCCCAGTCCTCATCGTCCATCCGTGATGGCTTGCGCAGGGCTGAAACAGGCATATTGGCAGCGCCAGCCAGCTGGCGTTCAATGACCTGCTGCGCGCTCATTTCCATGCTGAAAATCAGCACGCCGCGCGGGAAAACGTCTTCCCCGATCCGAATAGTGCTTTCCGCCACGCCTTCGGCCACGGTCAAAGCAAACTCGGTTTTGCCCATGCCAGGACGCGCCGCAACGATTATCAAATCTTCGTTGTTTAGTCCGCCGGTAATTTCATCCAGCTCAGGAATACCGGTTTTCAGAGTATCCGACTCCTCGCCGTTCAGGAGACGATGTTCCAGCAATTCGGCATATGAGCCCATCAGCTCATCGATGTGAACGGGCTGAACCTCATCCGCCGGCCGGTTGATGCTCATCACCTGACTGACGAACTCCTGAATGGTATCGATCGCCCGTTCGTGGTTATTCGCACCGGTGATCTGGTCGTAATAGGTTTCCATCAGTTGGGAGAACTGGCGGATCTGAGAGAACTCGCCGACGATGCGCGCATAGCCTTTCAGGTTGGCCGCTGACGGACACTGGCGCATGGTTTCCATGACGTTAGCGAACTGGTCATTGCCCATTGCCTCAGCCACCAGCAAACCGTCGATCAGGCCGCGATTATTGGCTTGACGCTTAATTTCCTTAAACGTGTCTCGGTAAAACGGCACTGAGAAAGACTCATGGCTGAGAGTAGCCAGCACATCCGCCGCGTCTGGGGTATAGCCGTTCAGCAGCAGGCCGCCGATCACGCTTGCCTCGATATCCGTATTAATCACAGTGTTCCCTCCCGTACTTTGCGCAGCGTCTCTGGCTTCATCAGGTAATCAAAATTGGCGTGCCAGCCAAGGCCATCAGCGCCACCAAAATAATATTCACGGGCATCGGCAAGGAACGCCCTGAAGTACGCACGGAAACCTTCCGGTGTCTGTTTGGCAAGATGGCTCGCCAGCTCACGGATAGCGATCGAGCGGTCCCGGTATAAATCGGCTGGCGCCATGCGCCCAGCGGTCACTTCGTTGTAGGCGTCAATCACTGCCTGACAATCGATATCTACGCAGGTTTTCTGCCAGACCTCAGCGTCGGACAAGTACCCATCAAACCGGCTTACGCGGCAGATATTGGCAGGCTTAGCCACGGTGTTATTTCGGCGCTTCCAGGTCATCACTACCCAGCGAATAACTAACTGCAGGTCTTGCAGTGTGTAGGCGCTGCGAGACTTGGTTTCTGTCAGTAGCACTGCGAAAGGTTCTGCAGAACGGCAACTGCCTTGGGTGATCTCGTTGTAATACTCGAGAGCCTGTTTTGCTTCTGCCAGAACTTGTTCTGAAAACTCCTTCTCGGTTTCCCCCTTGGGGGCTTTAGGGGGATCTGTTTTTAATGTCTTTGGAATAATGTCTATGGTGTCCCCCTGTTTTGAGGGATAGCTCTCCCCTAGATTGAGGGATTTTTTATCCCCTGATTTGAGGGATAATCCCTCGTTTTGAGGGAGCGCCCATTCGGATACGTTTTTGTTGATACCAATCATCTGGCCTAAAGCAGATAACACGTTCATTTTCAGTAACTGCACACGCGTTTCACTCACGCGTTTTACAGGCAACTTTGCAATCTCGGAAAGCTGAGAGTTAGCTATCCGGTCACGGGGTTTATTCCAGCCGTATGTCAGCCTGATCACAGCCAGCAGAACCTTAAACTGACGCTTAGTGAAATCAGCACCTGCCAGCTCCTCCAGTATCATTGTTGCCAGCCGTGTATACCCATCATCAAGATCGGCCACGCGACGCTCCTCCCGCACTGTTGCTGCGCGGAATTGAATAATTTCAGCGGTGCTACTCATCCGTTTTATCCTCATGCTGCGCCTGCACCTTGCGCCATTCAGACGCAAAGCGTTTTTGAAATGCCTTGGGCGCCGCACCGATAGGATCGGCAGGCCGAACGAAGTCATAGCGGGTAAATTCTCGGGGTTGCGCAGCGCGCTTGTTCTTGTGCATAATGTTTAAAACCTCAGTGGTTTTTGCAGAAGTGATGGCCGTACTGTTCCCGCAGTACGGCTTTTCTTTTTGCAGTGTTCACTCTTCACCGCCCGGCCTGTGGAACAGCGCCAGCGAGTGCTGCTGAAATGCAGTAATGCTGTTGATCAGCACGTTGCCTTCAGACATAAAACGCTTCTTCTCCGCGTCATCGATCACGCCATCGGCTGTAATCTCGTCATACGTTTCCGCCAGCTTGCCCATGCGCACGGCCATTTCGCGGAACATGCGCCCCAGCTCGATATCGTCCAGCTCGTCCATATTTGGATTTGGCACGAAGGTACCGCCGCTGCGGAACGCGATTTCGTGCGCCAGCCGTGGATTACCAGCAGCTTTTTGCAGAACCATGGCGAAACCGAGGGGCATTACCTGCCCTTTCAGTTCTTTCAAGCGGTTATAAACGCCGTCTTCAGTCGTTTTTAGCCACTTCGCCGCTTCGAAATATCCACCAGGTAAATCTGTGATCAGATCCCGGCAAACATCGACATACCACTCAGGCTGTTTTTCGACGAGCCAGTTGGGGGCCTTCTTGTCCACTGTCTAGATCTCCGGATCGTGGTTATTTGAGAAACAATTGCGTGTTAGTTTTCGATTATTACTGCTCAGGCAACCTTTACCGGATGCGGGAAAAGTTCGGGTAAATCTGGACGAATTTGATATGCCTGGATTTGCCCCCCCGTTGCCTCTACAACAGCCGGAACCTTCTCCGGAGAAACACGCTTCTTGTTATGTAACCAGCACCAGACGTTCGGCTGACTTACACCAACGCGAAGAGCAAATTTTTTTTGGCTCCCTACCATTTGGATTGCTCGATTAATGGTTTCGTTGATCATAAAAAAATAACCTTGAGATTGAACACGTGAAAATAATAACTATGAGACTTAACAAAAGCAATACCCTTGGATATTTGACTAAAAATATCCGTGGTTATATGTTCGCCGGTATGAACAAAACAACGCTCGCTCAAAGATTGAAGATGGCAATGGAAGAGGGTGGCTTTACGCAGGCATCGCTTGCGGAGGCCGCAGGAATCTCACAACCTAGTATTTGGAAAATTGCCGCTGGAAGAAGCCAGGGTTCGGTTAAATTAGTTGATATTGCTAAAGCCTTAGGGGTGAGGCCTGAATGGCTGGCAGACGGTACTGGGGATATGAAAAATTTTAAGGAGGTTCCATGGTCCGATCAGGATCACAAAGAGAGAGGAGCTTCTGAAAGAATTTATTATGACCCATCAAGAATGATGGAAATATGGGATGAAAACGGCCCTACAGGTATGTATACCGTGGTCCCAGACATAGTCGATACCAAAAATGCCCACGCTTATCGCTTGAAGTTCCCAACTGGGTTTCCGGAATTACCGGATGGTTCGATGATCGTTGTTGACACCCGTGAACAGCCGGGTAATCAAGATTTTGTTTTCGCTGAGATAAAAGGCGTTCCCTCAGCATACAAATTTATATCAAGGGGCGGTGATAACTATCTTGATGTGGGTGATTCTCGCCTTCCGCTTATCCCAATGAATGATGATGTAAAGATTATTGGTGTCATCGTATACATGGCGCGTTCACTCAAACGATAAATCTCCTTATATGCCTTGCGTCGAAAGTTTGAAGCAGGGCACGCTTCTAAATACTTACCAACACCAACCCTCAAATACGCTCCTGTCATTACCGAAACTCCCACCTCAAAAGCACTGTATATAAACACGGTCTTGAATATCCATCCTACGACTTAAAAAATCAAGTTATTTTCTATTTAGCTTGCAAAAAACACCCTTGAAAAAAAACCTTAAGACTTTAACACCTTATTTTTCATTACATTAAACCCATGGGTTTTAAATTAAATAACTTAGGGTATTGCCATGAAAAATAACCTTAGGTATATTTCACTCATCGACAGCAACCACTGTCACCAAGAACAGGCATCGGGTGAGCCATGAAATCACTCCCAGCCCCGAGAGGGACCGACTGGCGACGAGCTCTTTAGAAAAGTGTTTTTACCACTGCCCCTGTTAACCGGGGGCTTTGGCAAGACCATTATCACAACGTGAAGGTAGGAGGAGAAATTGGAAAACGTACTTCTTATTGAAGATGATGAAACGAGTGAATTGTTGGTAATTCCGCATTCATCAATCAGTTATCTGATAGCGAAAAAAACTGAACAGCAAGGTGAGTTCACCCTGCTTGTATTGAACTGTGGGAAAACACAAATGCTCGACATGCCGGTAAAAGAGGCGTCTGAGCGGTTTTTTAAGAACCCTTAGAAGTCAGTTCTTGGCGGGTTCTTCTTCCGCAATTCACCATACTTATTGCTGACCAGCCAATAAAATTCTGGGTAAACCTCATCGTACTTCCGGAAGAACAGATTAGGGGTATCTAGCCCTTTTTGGGCGCTCAAAAAGGCGAATGTCAATTCTTGGGCTAATTTCTGGTGGGGATCAGAATTTTCCATCGAGGTTTCCATGTACGAAGTAAAAAATTTAACCGTCCTATTTCTTGAAGACGACGATTTTCAGAATCCCAATCTTACGATCGGGGACGGAGCTTTAAAAGATGAAGTCGACAAGGCATCACTTCTTGCAGAGGTCATCATTTACAAAAACATCATGATCAAGAACCGCTTCGGCAACGCAGCGAAATATCCCTTCACCCCATCTCTACCGCAATAAGTCAAAGAGTTACAGCCCGGAGTACCGCAGCAGTTCATTGGGCTTAAAAGTAAAGGCGGTGGATAGCTGGGCTATCATCCCAGCATACAACAGGTAAGAGCATTTCTCTGTGGCGAAGGAAACTCCAGAAGACCTCCCTGAACAGATTAATGCTCTTTCCGTTGTGTCGTAGCATAAAAGGCAATGCGCGGGGTTCCCTACCCCGGATCTGGTTCGAATCCAGCGACGCAGCTCTCTCCGTTAATCATCCAATGCTGTGTGTCTTCGCCCCATCCCCTTGGGGCATTTTTTTCACTCCATCGCAAAGAAGCCTGCCAGCGCGGGCGCTTTGTCATGGATTCAATCGGAGGTTCCAATGCAACGAAATCCACTTTCAACAACGCCGCGCCAGCGCACCTGTTCATCAATGCATGTCGCTTTGCCGGTCGTCTTGTTCAGCAGCTGCTGCACGCAGAAACACAGCTGGCCGGTCAGGCTGACTACTCACGTTAAACGGAGAACATCATGGAAATGAAGCCTGCACAAAAGATCCAGTACCGCCACAAGCTGTCAGGCGATGACGTTCGCAACTGGCAGCCGCTGACGTGGCGTGGCTTTTGGTTCCCGACAGCTCTGCTGTTCGCGGTGACGCTTTTCCTGCTGATGGTGGACGCCGTATGGATGTGAAGCCGAACGTGCCGAACAAGGCAAAAATCACGGAAGACCTGATTTTATCGCTGTGCATCGCTCGGCGCATGTCACCGGCGGCGCTCGAAAAGCTGGCTGTGCGGCTATCTCACCTCGAGGCAGTTCTCGATGCCCAAACTGACGCAGGAAATCAGCATGCCCATATTTAGAGTGATCGACACCGAAACCACCTCCATAGAGGGCGAAGTGATCGAAATTGCCAGCGTAGATATCGTAAACGGTGAAATCTGTAACCCCATCAGCGACTTTGTGCGCCCTTCTGAGCCTATCAGCTTTGAAGCTATGGCAATCCACCACATCACCGAGGAAATGGTCGCTGACGCGCCCCCAATCGCAGATGTGATTGATAAATACCTCGGCGCTGATCTCTACGTAGCCCACAACGCCGCATTCGACCGCGAGAAGTTGCCTCAGATCACCGCCCCATGGATTTGCACGCTGAAATTGTCCCGCAAGCTATGGCCGGAAGAGAAATCCCACGGCAACCAGTATCTGCGCTATCGGTTTGGATTAGATCCTCACGTTCCTGATGGGCTTTACGCACACCGCGCACTGTATGACTGCTACGTCACTGCCACCACCCTGCTCTACATGAACAGCCTGGCACACTGGAAAGTGTCAGAAATGCGGGATATCACCAATAACCCTTCGCTGCTGCACATCATGAAATTCGGGAAGTACAAAAACGAAACCTTCGTCGATATTGGCGCAAAGGACCCTGGTTACTTCCGCTGGTGTTTGGCAAACATGGAGCTGAACGAAGATCAGGAATTCACCATGAAACAGGCAATGGGAGCGATGTTCTGATGGGTACTCCAGTTCTGATACTCGGGGACTCCGGCGCGGGCAAGTCGTATAGCCTGCGCAACTTTGTGCCAGAAGAATGCCTTCTGATCCAATGCATCCCCAAACTACTCCCGTTCCGTTCGAAAGGCTGGCGCATTCACGGCCAGCCGGACGCCAACGGCGAACCGCAGCGCGGCAACGTTTTCCGTACCGATGACTGGAATGAAGTGCAGGACAAGATCCAGCGCATGGTTCTATCGAAATCGCGAAAGGTGCTGATCATCGATGACTTTCAGGTCGTCATGCAGCACGAAAATATGATGCGGGCCTACCAGACCGGCTACACCAAGTTCACTGAAATGGCCGATCACGTCTGGCGGATTATCACCGCCGCCACGCAGCTGCCGGACGACGTTCGCGTTTACTTTCTGGCTCACACCGAAGAAAGCGAAGGCAAGATCCGAATGAAAACCGCCGGGAAGATGCTGAACGAAAAGCTGACGCCTGAGGGGTATTTCTCCATCGTTCTGCGCGCCATCAAGAAAGACGGTAAGCACGTCTTCCTGATCAAAGGTGACGACAACGACACGGCCAAAGCCCCGCCTGACCTTTTCCCTGACCAGTCCGAAATGGACAACGACCTCAAAGCTGTGGACGTCGCTATCTGCGACTTCATGTCTGATTCCTTAGGAGCAACAATCTGATGCAACAACCAATGAGCTTTAAATTCGATCCGGAAGCAGCCAAAAAGGCTGGCACCATGGGTATCTCTGAGAACGGCGCTTATGAAGGCGTTATCTCTTCCGCTGTTTACACCTTCGGTAAAGACGGCAGTCAGTCGCAGGCGCTGGAAATTAGCCTCGACTCTAACGGCGCGAAAGCCAACTACCTGCGCATCAACTATCTGGGTAAGGACGGCGAGCCGACGTTCGGCATGGGTCTGATCTCCGCCCTGATGTGGTCGGCAGGCATCAAAGAAGCAGCGCCAGTTAAGGTGCAGGGGCCGGATGGAGTTGAATGGCACAATCAGGGTTTGGTTGGTAAATCAGTTGGCCTTGTTCTTCAGAAAACCCTGTATACGAAAGTCAATGGTGGCGAGGGTTACCGGATGGAGATCCGCCAGGCATTCAAGTGCGGGACCCGTAAAACATATGCCGAGCACGCCGAGAACCAACCAGCTGAAGCCGTCGACAAGATGGTTGCCGCACTGAAAGACAGAGATGAGCGCGATCCGAATGCTGGTACCAACGCGCAGCGCGCCAACGGCGCACACCCCCCAGCAAATCCTTATGCCAACCAGACGAATCAGACCAGAACATCTGGCCTGCAGAACCGTAACACAGCATCACAGCCGGTTCAGGACTTCGACGACGATATTCCTTTTTAAAAACAAGCAGCGCCAGCCCGCTCAGGGCTGGTCATCTCCCTTTCTATAGAGGCGATCACCATGCCTAAAGCAAAAACACATACCGCCATCGTCGTGCGTAACGACGGGCAGAAGCGCGTAAAAATACACATGACCGCCACGACGTGGGCCGTGTCTTCAAAAGAGTTTTACTACCGCGACACCGGCCAGCGCTGCGGCGGCCACGGTCGCGCCAGATTGCTACTGGATACCATCAAGCCGATCGAAGCGCCAGGTGCTGAGTAATGACCAGCGGGAAAGCGTATTGGGACGGACGGCAGGTAACTTGTCGCTGCCCCTCTTATGATTTTCCTCACAGATTCAGCGGCGGCAGATGCAACGGGTACCACATGGCGAAAGACTGCTTCGACAATCGTCTTAGCTGCCAGCATTGCAACTGCCTCCATCCCGGCGGCTGCGACGTGGTCAACGAGACCGAAAGCCCCGCTGAATGCCTGTACGTGCTGGATTTCTGCGCTGATTACCAAATCAAGTTACCGCACTGACTCATCAAATAGATGATCGATCATTTATTTCTGATCAATAAATGAGCGCCCCTTGTCCGACTACTCCAGTTGAACCTCAAAATAAGTTAGTCGTAAAATTTGTGGTCAGTAACACCCTGATGGTATTAGGCACTATTAGTTAAAAGCTGTTTTAGGTCATTTCTAAACATTCAGAAAAATAGTATTTTTGATGCCATTACATTTTTGAGGTCTGAAATGAAAATTAAGCCGTTAATTCTAGCCCTTGTGTTTGCCTCTTCTGTTTCACAGGCAACTGATTATGACATTGCAAATAAGTATAGTGAAAAGGCTAAGGTCTATGTTACCTGTGCTTTCTATGAGGGCTTGCAACATCTCTCTGATTTTAAAGAAAACAACGAGCATAAATTAATGAAGTATGCCGCGGAGAACTATATTAAATCAATGCATGAGTACGAACCTGACACCAACAGAGAAGAGCTATTGATTGACTTCGCAAGTTTTACTTCAGCACAACAGGCGTTGTTATGGGATGCCGATCCGGGACTAAACACCAATGCAGTAAAACAGGAAGCGGGAAGACTCTATAGCAAAGCGAATTGCCCATTATTGTTAGATGCTATTAAATGAAGACCTTACAGTATGTTGACAACAACATACATATCGACAGTTCTATATCTGGCAAGATAATTATTCACATGAAAGAGGAATTTTATGATTGACAGTAATCGCATAGTCGTACTTTTTGGAGTTGATAACCCACCTCCTGACAATCTCTTACAAGCAATTTTCGATTTTACGATGGGGTTTTACTATGCTGAGCAACGTCTTTTTGACCGGAATGCTGGCTTAAATGAAACCGATAATTACGCCGAAAACCTCATCCATCTAACACAAGAAAATCCTGTAAATTCAGATAGCATCTTTGATTTTTTTAAGCAACGCTACACAAACGAATTCAATGGCCCTGACGCGTTGGAGAGTCTCGCTGATTATCAGCCTGGGGCTCGGAATGCTATTTATGAAAAGTTAACAATTGACGAACCTACTGATGCGCAGAAGGTTTCTGCCTGTTTAAAAGTGATTATAAGATTGAGGCACAATCTTTTTCATGGGAACAAGGGAAGAGCTATTGAGATAGACCCTCAAGGACAAAGTCTCTTGATTCGTCGAGCAGTTCAATATTTATCTGAGTGGCTTACAAGAATCCCCCCGAGATAACTCACGTTAATCAGGCTGAATAAGGCGCCCTTTTGTATTTCTAAACGTATAGGATTAGAAATGGCAAAATTGAGTATCCCCGACCTGCGCCCGGCCGTTCATGACAATTTCGGTGATGAGCGATCAGGCGGCGCAAAAGATTAAGCATCTGGTGCGAGTTGAATAGGCATCACAGCATGTCCTACAACTTATCGCTTGGTTACCAAAGCGGCCCGCGTATACAGCTCAGCCTGAATGACACAACGGTACTGTTTCTGAAGATCGGTTAAGCGTTGGGCGTTGATGTCGTCGCGCTCATCGAAAAATTAGGAGATTGAAGAAGGATAAAAATTCTATACATGAGCTAAAATTATCCAAGTATTTAGTATGCCGCTAATCAAAAGGATGTTTTCTATGAGTTTAGAATTTAACTCTGAAGGTGCTCGTATCGGAATTGCAGAACACAATCAAAAAATTGAACGGTTAGTTGAAGAAGAATCTGAAATTACTCAAGCAGCAACTGAAGGCAGACCATTTAGCCAGCAACGTCTGGATGATATTGGGCAGGAAATAATCCGTAGAAAGAAGGAAAAAGACAAACTTCAGAAGGGTTTGGATTCTTTAGAGAAGCCAAAAGGTTGATAACTACATCCGCTATATAAGCCGCCTACGGGCGGTTTTTTTACGTCTGGAGAAAGCCATGCGTCACGTCATTCGCGGCAATCCGACGCCGCAAGAAAAGCAGGCAGCCGAAACCGCGCTGAGCTGCCACCAGCAGAAATACGGCGATTACGCCCGGCGAAAGAACAGCGAAACGTACCAGGTGCGCGTCGCGGGCCGGAACTACGCCATTGAGGTGATGAACCGGAAAGCGTCTTACGTGGCAACGGTCATGAATCACCATCGTTCACTTTCTAAAACATGCGGAGTACCGGTTTGATGTATCAGCTCATATATGCAGATCCGCCGTGGCAGTACAGTAATAAAATCAGCAACGGGGCAGCCGACGATCATTACAGCACCATGACACTCGAAGATATTAAACGCCTGCCGGTCTGGTCAATCGCTGCCGAAAACGCGGTCCTTGCGATGTGGTATACCGGCAACTTCGCCGCCGAGGCTGTCGAGCTGGCGCAGGCGTGGGGCTTCAAGGTTAAGACCATGAAGGGCTTCACATGGGTCAAGCTTTATGAGCAGGCGCGCGGACGTATTGAGCGGGCGCTGGCAGAGCAGACCATGATCGACTTTGAAGACTTTCTGGATGCACTCAGCGCCGAAACAGTCATGAACGGCGGCAACTATACGCGCGGTAATAGCGAAGATGTTCTTATCGCCACCCGCGGTGCCGGGCTCGAGCGCGTCAGCGCCAGAGTTAAACAGGTTGTTCACAGCTGCCGCGGCGAGCACAGCGAAAAACCAGCTGAAGTGCGCCTGCGTCTGGAGGAGCTTTATGGGTCAGTATCCCGCATTGAGTTGTTCAGTCGTGGTGACGCCGCTGGCTGGCATCACTGGGGCAATGAAAACCCGTTCAATGATATCGACCTGCTACCGGCGACGTTCACCGCTCTGGCGCCAGCGCGTAACTCTCGCGTCAAAGTGCAGATCGGGCATTATCTGGCGGTCACTGCTGGTGCATCACAAAAAAACCAAACCCAGATTAGTATAATAAATATTCCTTTGTCCCATATTGAGTCAGATCCAACACATCTCTCTCTTAAAAAGCGAAGAAAAGTGATGGGTGAAACCGAAATTCCCCTGACGAAAGAACAGATACTCGATAAGAGTGGTATTCAAGTTTGGGCTTGCGCCGCCGCTGCATTTGGTGATAAAGCGGAATTCACTTTCAATGAATCTAAATATGCACACTCATGGGCTGCAGATTCAATTGAACATCCAGAATATGTTGTAGTCCCCCCAGATAGAATTGCTAGGGCAGCAAGTCTTATCGATTCATTTAACGAAAATAAAACCTTAACGCATGGGGTATAACATTAACGAGAAATATTATGAGGAAGATGTCTAATACCGAGTGAGCTTTACAACAGATTAATATTATTCTAAAGAGAATAGAAAAAGCACACAATTTACTCAAATCATAGATAATCCCCCTAGGAGGCTCACAACAACATAAGAGAGTTGAGTGCCCAAATCCACGATCACTTGAGCAATCCAATTAATCCCTATTTTGTTAAAAATTAGATATTTAATCAGTCTCTATTATTAATAATTTTTCCATGAGTTTTTTGTTAATACAATCTCCATTTTCACCACTATGTATGTGTCTGTGGCAGGTTGGACAGATTGCTCCCACCCATTTAGGGTGATCAGGTCCCTCATCAGCTAATCTTTTCGTATGATGTGGTTCTAAATAGGGCTCACCATTTCGTTTCTTAAAAGGCGCTTCTTTATCGCAACACTCACAAATACCGTTTGCGCGTTTTAGTACATATCGCCGAACATCTTCACTACGCTTAAACCATGAAGCCTTAGTGTCGCTTGTTTGTTTGCTTCCTGTTGTTAATGCAGCTTTTAACGCTTTTTTACGCAACTCACTTAAAGATGACGATGGCGAGCCTGTATGGGTTTCGTTTACTAGATTAATCTCAACATCCTGAAAATAATCAACTGGCGTTAAATTAAAAATAATACCTATTCTATCTTTTCCTTTTATATCCTTACATTGTTTTTCAGCCCAAGTGTCACATTCGAACATTCCAGAGAATCTTACGCCAGCTTCTTTCTTTCGATCTTCGAATAGAAAAATATCTCGACCATTTTCCTTATGATCTCTAATAGCTTTATTCCCCTTAGAAAATACCATATTTCCGCTCTGACCTTCACCTGTATAAGAGAAAAGACCATCACTTGTCCAATCATCTTTATATCCATATAAAGATCCGGAATCACCGGAAAAAATAAATATTACAGAAAACTCCTTTGGAGTCCATATACCAGCTTGTAACTGACCGCCATATAAACTTAGGAGTTCTTTTCTTTGATATATCATACCTTTCTTTAAAAACTCTACAGGATGGGGCGTTTTAATAACTTTGAAACCTAGACTTGTTAATAGGGGTACTACAGTCTGGACTCCACCACTGAAATCTGTCGGCTTTAGTTTAACCCCAAATTGATGATAAAAAGCGGCAGCAACGATCGCTTTGGTATCATAACGTTCGTCGTTGTGTACTAAAAAGTATTTTCTAGAGTATCTGAAACCATAACTTTTAAGAAATACTTCTCTACCTAAAGAGTCACATTCCTCGATCGCTTTCATCACGGAAGTACGCGACGATAAATGGGAGTAGGTAAGATTCATTATAACTTCTCCTTCAGGAGTGAAAATTTTTGATGTAAATCTTATTGGTGACATTCTAATTTTTTGTTTGATTAAGTCATTACTTTTTTTAAAAAAAATTATTCAATCCTCTTCTGATTAAAAACTCATAACCTTTTGATTGTTCTACCATTCTACCTTCCACGAGTACATTTCAACCCACAAAGTTAATCTATCTCTTGATGGGTTCCAGTGGCTGTTTAGCGTGCTCATCAAACTGATAAATAGAGAGGTAGCCTTTTGAACAGATATGGGCTCACAAAAGCCGAAGCAGCTCAGTTTTTGGGTCTTTCTCTGCCCACGCTGACCAAATGGGTCAGAGATGGCCGCGTTCACGCCGAGCGCAAGGATCCATCGAAACCAAAGTCCCCTTACATCTTCACCCGGCAAGCATGTATTGCCGCACTGAATAAACCGATCAACACTGTCGCCGTGAGTGAGGGTGACATGCTCGAGGAAAAAACATGTCCATCTTCCGTAGAGGTAACATCTGGTACGCGAGCTTCTCGCTGCCGGGTGGGCAAAGACTTAAAGAATCTCTTGGGACAGCGAACAAGAGGGAGGCTCAGGAGCTGCACGACAAAAGAAAATCAGAGCTCTGGCGAATAGACCGGCTCGGCGATTTTCCTGACGTCACTTTTGAAGAGGCCTGTTTAAGGTGGTTGGAAGAACGGGCTGAGAAGAAATCTCTGGATGATGACAAAAGCCGGATGGGATTCTGGCTGATGCATTTTGAAGGGGTGAAGTTGAAGGATATTACCGAAGCCAAAATCTACACGGCGATTAGCAAAATGGTTAACCGCCGGGCAGCGGAAAACCATCGACTGCATTCACAATCATTGGCGAAAAGAGGGATCGAAGCGCCAAAGTATGAGCGCCAGACTGTCAGCACAGCGACGAAGGCTAAGCACCTTGCTCTGATGAAGTCGCTTTTGCGCGCAGCAGAGCGCGATTGGAAATGGCTGGAAAAAGCCCCAGTGATAAAAGTCCCTCAGGCAAAAAATAAGCGCGTCAGATGGCTCGAACCAAATGAAGCGCAGCGCCTGGTTGATGAATGTCCTGAGCCTTTAAAATCGACGGTGATTTTTGCGCTGGTTACCGGCCTGCGCAGATCCAACATCGTTAATCTCGAATGGCAGCAAATCGACATGCAGCGAAAGGTCGCATGGATACACCCGGAAGAAAGCAAGTCAGGCAAAGCTATTGGCGTAGCCTTGAATGATACCGCCTGCAAAGTGCTACGTGAACAGATTGGCAACCATCAAAAATGGGTATTTGTTCACACCACGGCAAGCAAGCGCTCTGACGGGTCAGTAACCGCGGCAGTCAGGAAATTGCGTGTCGATTCGAATACAGCATGGCGTTTGGCTTTGAAACGAGCTGGGATCGAAAACTTCCGCTTTCACGACCTGAGACACACATGGGCAAGCTGGCTGATTCAGGCCGGTGTCCCGTTGTCAGTTCTTCAGGAAATGGGCGGCTGGGAGTCGATCGAGATGGTACGGCGATACGCGCATCTGGCGCCGAATCATTTAACGGAGCACGCGAAGCAGATAGACGCTATTTTCGGGGTTTCTGTCCCAAATCTGTCCCACTCGCAAATTTCAGAGGGAACGACTGACAGTTAA